CTGCAATATTTATACTTATATCTCTTTTAAATAAACTATTATATTTTTTATTTATATCATTTACAATCTTATTTGCTATCTCTTCTACTGTAACTCCTTTTAAGTTTTTCATATCAATAGGAATATACAGTTTATTATTATTTTCTACATACTTTTTTGTAACTCTTTCTCCGGCAGTTGTAAAATCCATAGCAAAAGCTATTGTTACATCTGCATTAGCATTGATATTAGTTCTTTCATTATAATTTTCAGATGAAGATTGATTAAATATTATATCACTATTTGTATCTTGTCTAATGAATAAATCATTAATATCTAGTTTATAACTATTAAATACGAAAGTCTTAGGTGCATCAGAAGGTGTTTGAGTAAAGAACTTAGATTTCTTAACTCCTTTAGTCATCTCGTAATTGTCGCCATTATTAGCGTATTCATTCAGAGTAATAATATCCCATTCAAGAGCATTAATATCTTTATAAGATTTAGCCTTTCCTGTTACTTCGTTACTAACTCCATTATATAGTTGTGCGCCAAATTCACGATAATATTCAGTTAGTTCATAACCAGTATCTGTAAGACGAAGTAGACCTGGGACTATCTTTCCATTAGACAAAGTTTTCTCAATAAGAATATTACTATATTTGTATTGAGGAATATTAGCAAATTTAACTAAGTAATCACGTAGTTCGGTATTACTAACAGGATTATCATTATAACGATTATCGTTAATTCTTTCAAAGAACTTACTTATATAGTTGTTCTTTAAAATATCACTAACTAGATTGTTCTCTGCATTAATACTATTAAATTCAGAATCTACTATCTGATAATCTTTAAATCTATTAGATATACGATTGGCTATATTATTAGCATAACCACCTTTGTATTGTAGTTGAGATTTATCAAAAGGAACTACCACATATTCTTCATTCTCTTTAGTTTTAGCATATTCACTTGCATAATAGATACGTTGTGCTTCACTATCTATCTTTAATAGATTAGTCGCCTTACCTACTACTTTATTAAACTCTAACAAATCATCGACAATAAAAGAGATATTAGAAAGTTGGTTATCACCGAAGTTACGAACGTAGTTAACAACACCCTGTCTATTGATGCCGAAGTTATACTTATTAAAAATTGCAGCAATTTGCTCCGTAATTTCTTGGATTTCATTTGTGTTAGAATTTTTTAGTGTAGATAATCTGTTTTTAAGTTCGTCTAATACGGCAATATCATTAGCCATAATAGAAGGATTGTGAATAAGTGAATCGAAACTATTAAGTATTTTGTTTTGTAGATTAAGTTTAGGAAAAGTATTACGATTCTTAGTAACCACATTAGAACCGTCTTGACTATAAACTACTTCATTACGTTCCCAAATAGATTGTTTTAGTTGAGTAAATATCTTATTTCTTATTTGAACATTAGCTTCGTCTTCTAGTAAACGTGCAGCATATTCTAAATGAGATACTTCTTTAAATCTTGCAGCAATAGTATGGAAACTTTCTACCATAGCTTCAACACTAGAGAAATTACCATAGTTATTAATAGCTTTAAAAGAACTAGAAAAAGTAGCACTTTCAGCCATGCCTGAATAAGTATTATTAGAAGTATCAGGTTGTTCATTTATAAAACTATTACTATTTGTTTTAGGTAAACGAGCAAACCATTCTTTTACTTCTTTGCTAACATTTTTATCTATATCTTTTCGTTGGTCAGATAATTCAGACCAATCAGCACGAAGAGCTGCAATAGTTTCTTGGTCATCTTGACGAGAGTTCTGTTCACTATCTTCTTTAACATCATCGCTAGCTTCATAGTCTTCATTAGTATCTATGGCAAACTCTTTGCTAAGACTAACTACTTCCGGTGAGTTAATTACTATATCAAATAACTCATTACGATTATAATTACCACCATCGTAAAGATTACGAATAATAGTACCTACATAAGCCTTTTGTTCCTGAGTAAGTTTTTTATCATTCTCTTTCAGATGTCTATTAAGATAAGTAATCATAGTCAGCTTTATAGCGGATTGAGGACTTAACTCATTACCGGCTTTATCCTTTATTACTTCGCTTTCACCCTTACGTTTTTTATTAGCAAGAGCTTTACGAATACTTCCTTGACTCTTTAAATAAATAGTAGCAAGAATATTAATAGCGTGGTCTTCTTTCGCTATGTCATTACCAAATACACCAGTCCGTGAAGTACGAACGTTCTGAACATAATCTTTAGTATTGATAGTCTCTCTGTTATTATATGCTATTATAGCATTAACAGTATTAGTATCAATATTCTCATCATTAAAATCTCTACCAGTCTTTTCTTTATACCAATCACGAAAACTATTGTCTTCGATAGTAGCAAGGTATTCAGTAGATTTTCTAACATCATTATTAGTAAGCGGTAATAGCTTATCTAATTTAGGGTTACTAGGAATACAACTCATACACTTTATATTATTAATTAAGTTATTACTAACATTACCAAAGATAACATTATTATCAATACTATCAAATAGATTCATTAGACGGACGAAAACCGCACGTTACGAAGGCGGACGGATGCCCGTAGACCGCAAATTCCTGCCGAATTTCGCATTTTATATGCTGTCGTGATAGTAAGATAAGGAAAATATAAAAGTCCGGCAGATGCGCTTAAAATGGCTCATTCTAAGGCTCTCTGCCGGACTTTCGTCTCTAGGCTTATCTTACTTAACTACATACAAAACTAAGCTCACCAGTGTCAAACAAATGCGTCACAATAGCCTTTTGTCGATTATTTAATCCCTCAATCAGACTATCGAAATTATCGACTTGACGGTAGTTATCACTTATACTACTATCTAAATCTAAGTCTATATCAGGAATATCAAATACATCATCAGTAGGAACACTAACATCTTCCTCTGCTCTATCAAAAGTATCGTCATGAGTAACAGTAGAAGTACTAGCTGTATCACTAGTTTCTAATCCAATAGTAGATAAACGATTACGAACTTCTCCAAGTAATGTATTATCTATTTGTCCTATTTTACCTATTAATTCTACTAAAGCATCTACTATTTTAGTAAATATGTTATTTGATTCAGTAGTAGCATTAGAATCATACTTAATTCTAGCTAGTAATCTAGCAAATGTACGATTAGTAATAGCTTCGACTACAAACTCTTCAATAGCAACAGCTCTAGGTTTACTACTATTTAAGAAATCTCCATACTCATCTACTAGACGAGAATCTTGATTAATAAAGTTAGCAAACTTATCATATAAGTCTCCGAATGATTGTTCTATATTAGCACGTTCATCATTAAGTAGATAATGTACACCTTCATGTATAAGAGTAAGAACTCTACGTTCAGGAGCAAGACTATTAAAACGATTACTAAGAGTAATAGTATTACCACCAGCGACTATTCCTGCAAATCTACCTTCATCGCCTACTATTTCAATATCAGGATTAAGTTTAATACCAGCACTTTCTAATGCAGATATAACAGATAGTAGATTAGGATTATCAGTATTAGCTTGTGCAACTTCCATAAGAGTACCTATTTGAGGAGTACTGTCTTGACTAGCAAGTGGGTCAGGTACAACTACGGGAGACACAGTTTGTTGCTCCTTTATGGGGGAAGTAGCGGCGTTAGTCGCGTCAGTACGACTAGCATTGCGACTAGGATTCATAAGAGTGATATTACGATTATATACATCTCCTACATAATTAAAGTTACTAATGATATTACCTTTACTATCAGTAACATTACCTAAGTCAGTAACTAGTACTCCGTCTTTAGCTACAAATTCTTCATAACTACTATAACCTGTGTCCATCCATTCATCTTGAAGTATATTAGGTATCTTAGCTTGTAGTTTACCATCTACCATTCTAAACAAATTAGATTCACCACGAATAGCTGAATTAATAACATTACGGGTAAGCGTAGCATATACTCCTTCCATCATAGTACTAAAGTTACCATGATTATTAGTAGGAACAAAACCATTAGGCATACGAGCCATAAGCCTTCTAGGTTTAGTTTCACCCGGTATAGCAAATGCTACATTTCTATCAGCAACATTAAAGTAAATAGTAGCTCCAATCTTATTAAGAGGACGAAATGCACGACCTACAACTTCATAACCATAAAGGGCTTTTTGCTTACCTACATACTTAGATATTTCATCTAATAGTTGTTGATGTAAGTCAGTATTACCTTGTAGAGTAGCATCTACTAATGAATGGAATAATTTATCTAATCCTTCATTAAACCTCTTAGTATATTCAGTAGCTTCTGTTTCACTATTACTCATGGTATTCTCACGACTAGTAACTGCAATAAGTCTACCTTCCGAATCTTTAATAGTCATACCAACTACTCCTCTAGGAATACGACTAGCAGCGATAATACTATTAGATTTAATATCGGCTACTCCTCCATCAACACCTACTACTAGACGATAACCGTCAGTAGCTTCGCTAGTAGCTACGTCTCCAAACTTACGATATATAGGATTACCTTGTTTATCTCTAGCATAAATAACACTACCTGAACTTGTACGACCAACAACTAGACGTTTCTTCTTAGACTTAGTATTACTAATAGAGGACTTTAAGTTATTAATGTCAGTATAAGACTTCTTGAGTTTATTCATCCAATTAGTCAACGATTCATTAACAATGGTACTAAAGTTAAACTGATTAACATTAAGAGCGTTATTAAAGAATATGATATTATTAAGATGTTTAATCCTATCTAATAGATTAGTTTGAGTATCACCGAATAAACTAGTTAGATTTTGCCAATGACCATTCTCTTGTAGAGCATTAAGCTGATGTCCGAATGTTCCTTCAACTTCAGGGTTATTACGAACACGATATAGTCGACGTATATTATTAAGAAGTTGTACAAATTCTTTAGCACTAGGCTCTTCACTAGCAATAATAGATTGAAGTTGAGTTATGAAATCTATGCTATCGTTTCTAACAGTATATCTCCAACCTTGATTCATAACTTCAACATTACCATTATTATAACCAATCTTAGGAAACTCACCTATTTTAATTCCACGAGACTTAACAATAAGATTATCGTTTTCATCTAGTTCTACGCTTACTGTATCATTAGTCCTTAACTGACCAATACGAGAGTAAACCTTACTATCATTTAGATTAACTAGATTAAAGAAGTAACCATTATCTTTAGTATTCTGTCTATTCTCTGCAACAGCTTTATCTAAAGTCTTACTTGCTTCTTGTATAATATCAGAAGGAGTTTTAATCTCTTCATCAACATTAACTATCTTACCGTCTACTATTTGACGATTGGCTAGAATCTTAATATCATTATACAAATTAACAGCTTTAGGATTCAACTGTTGTAAATAAACCATCATATCATTAAGACTAGTAAATGTCTTACCTTCTATTTGATTACCTTGTATCTGATTATATAAATCAATAATTAGATTTATCTCTTCTATACGTTGGCGTTGACCTTCTAAGTCATTATCAGATATAGATGATTCAAGAACGTTAGTATCGGAAGGAGCAGATTCATCAGATTTACTAGTATCTACATAAGTAATATCTCCGATAGCAATAGCGGCATTTAGTTCATCAATAGTAACATCAGCAATGATATTACCTTTGGCATCCATTCCATCAATACTAACATTGCCAAATTTACTAACACGTACGTCTATTGCACTTACTTTAACTGGCTTTCTACTAACATCTCCTAAACTAGCAAAAGGTTTTACTATTGTAAATTCTAAGTTATTAATATTAGCTTTATTTACAACACCTGAATTAGCTTTAGATACTACTTTATCTAATGTCTCTTTTAACTTCTTCTCTTTAGCAGTCTTTGGTTTAGGTTTTGGAATAGGCTTAACCTCTGGTTCTTCTTGCCTCGTCGCTTCGCTCCTCGCTTCCCCCGTAGAGGAGTCTTGTCGCTGATTATTCCCATTCTGTTGCTGTGCCTGACTTTGTGCAGCAAGACTATTTCTTCTCTTAGTAATAGCTTCTCTTAAAGACGCTATATCTTTCTTACCATTCTCTGAATTAGTTAAAATACTAACAGCATTAGATAAACTCTTATTGCTAGTATTCTGACTTTCTTCATCAGTAAACGCATTATCTAGTGCTTTCTCAAGATTACCAAGCTCTTCTTCATTAGCCATATTAACAAAGTCATTAAGATTCTTCTTTGCTGACTTAACTAGATTCTTAGCTGCATCTTCTAATTCTTTCTTACGAGTATCTTCAAATCCCTTAGCTTGTTCATTAGTAGTAATAATACGAGAACGATAATTATCTCTACGAATTTCATCAAGAAGTATCTGTCCCATATTATCCATATACTCTGAATTAATATTACGAACTTGTTTAACAAGAGTACCAAGACTAAAGTCTTTACCTGCCTGTTTAAACAGAGCCACATCATTTTCATCAAGTTCTTCTATTTGTTTCTTGATTAAGTTATTCTGTTTTTCGCTACCTTCTATTCCTAATGCAATATTCTCTACACTACGAACATTATCTAGGAACAAACTTTCCATAGGACTTAAACCTCTTCGTAAGTCTGTAACCTTAGATTCGATTACTCGTGATAAATCAAGATATTGACTAGCTTGTGCTCTATCTAAAGGATTTTTACTATTCTTTAAACTATTATAAGTAGACATTACTTCTCTACGATACTGTTCTAATATACCTAATTGCATACGATTCTTAGCCATTGGGTCAAGAACTTCATTAATAGCCGGTATACTATTCTCTAATTGAGATTGAATAGTATTAAGTCTTTCTACTCGTTTATTTAATAAGTCCGCTTCTTGTGCATTAACTATATTCTCTGATATAGCAACATCTAGTAAAGCATCATCAATATTAGCACTTCGTAATGCAGTAGAATAATTAACGTATCTATCAAGAACAGTACGCATAGTTTTCTTTAATTCTTGCGTATCTCTATCGTATTCAGCATCATCTACAAGACCTGAATCAACTAGTTTCTTCTTTAGTCTAGGGTCTTCAATATAATCTTCAAGTAGTTCATAATTACCTGAACGAATAGCATTTAAAGTAAGAGTAGTAGTAAACTTCTCTTTAACAGCAGCACGTAAATCTTCTTGTTCTTCGGGACTAATCTTAGCATAACGAGTAGTACCAACTGTTGGGTCTTGACTAACAGTACCGTCATCTAAATAAGTAATAGGATTACCATTAGCATCACGTTCTATTTGATATGGATTTTCACCATTATCAATAATCTGCATTTGACGAGCATACTCATTGAATACCTGTTCACGACCATTTATTTCAGCAATACGTTGTTTCTCTTCTACATTACCACCTTTACGATTATTAATGGCTGACATAGTACCGCCAAAAGTAATACCGCCAATAACTCCCCAAAGTGCAGCATTATATAATTGAGGATTCTGTAAGTACTTCTCTATTCTATCCATAGAAACAGCACCATTATATTGTCCAGCTTGACCTAATAAATAACGACCGTATAAAGTACCTTCTTCTTGACCTACGTAGTTTATTGCTTCTTCAATACCTTCTGATAATTCAGATAACAAAAGATTCTCACTAGAATTAATAAGTCTATTTATCTTTCCTGCGAAATCTTTAATAGTTCCTTTAGCTGCCTGTCCAAGTGTTTGACTAGTAGATTCAATTCCAGTAGAAGCTATTCTATCAAGAGCTTGATTCTGTGAATAACGAATACGTGGAGTAATAGCACGATTGACTTGTCCTATTGCTTTATTAACAGCACGTAACTGCATGAAATCAAAAAATACGTTACCTGCGTTATAACCAAAGTTACGCATAGCTACCTTATCTGCAACTATAAGAGCGGCTTCTTCTTTAGTTCTACTTTTAGTCTCATTTGCAATATCGGGATTATTATCTAACCAATTCTGAAACTCTTCGTCAGACATTCCAGTAAATAGAGACAATGCTTCACCTTCTATCTGTTCTGCAACACCACGAGCTTCTTGATAATTCTCACCTAAACGCATACCAATAGCTGTAATACCGTCATTAGCTAATATCTTTAATCTATTAGCACGATATACATTATCTAATTTAGTAGCCTTCTTTGCCCAATTCATTGCACGACTTACTTTAGAACTACTACGTCCTAATGCTGCAACTCCTTTACCAACAGCTCCAACTCCTTTAGTTAAAAGAGTGCCAGGAATCATTAAAGACAGAGAACTAGCAATACTAGGAACTTGACTAAAGAACCAACCTGAAAAGTCATTCATATCAAATGCTTTATCAGGGTTCTTACGATATATAGGAAATAAATCGTCACGAACATAATCAGATATAGTATCACCAGCTCTTGTAATAGGATTACTAAAAGGTTTATCATCCCATAATCCGGCAGTAGCTAAATCTATTAGCATACCCATACCTCCAACAGTATCACCAATAACAGTACCAATAGTTTGTCCTAAAGCATTACCTGCCTGTTTCCAAGCTGATTGATTCTTAGCACGTAGAGTTTCTAATTCTTCTCTACTTTGATATTTATTAGGTTCAGCACCATACTTAGCTAATGAATGATAATCTTCCTCTGTACCAGTAAACACTTCTTTACCTGTAAGATTACGAAACATAAAGTCACCCTGTGCAGCAACATCAGGTTTATATTTAGTAACAGTAGGAACATCATTAGCCATATTAACAGAATTAGCCCCACTAGTTAGTGGAGCTTTTTCTACTGATATATTATCAAACATGTTTAGCATACGCTTACTTCATTAAGTCGTTCATTTGATTAAGTATAACTTGACTAGGAGTTTCACCTGTAAGACTAGAATACATTCGATTAAAGAATTGAAATACTTGCCTCTTAGTATCTATATCTAATTCATTTAGATTACCAGTAGCACCTGCCATTATCATAGCCTTCTGCATAAGCGGACGAGCAATAACTTGTTGCTCCTCTATGGGGGAATTTGCAATAGAACCATTCCTTGCACTAATAAGATTTATATCCTCTTTAACAGGAGCAAGAATAGCATTAGCTTGATTATTCTGAAACATACGTTGAAATAATTCACCTTCTGTAATCTTAATTACTGGCTCATCATTAGCGTCTAATATTTGATAGAAACTATCACCATTAGTAACAGCAGAATATGTTCCATCTCCAAATTCAGCATCAGATAAACGATAATTCCTTTTAAGTGCGTTATTATATTTAATAGAATTAAGAGTATCCATTGCTTTAACGGCAGGTAAAGATTTGAATCTTTCTATTTCATCATTAAGAATAGCACCTGTAATCATATAGTCTCCGGCTACTGCATTTTGTACTCTCTCTTCCATTTCAGAATCAGGATTTTTAGCACTATTCTTTCCAGTTTTAGGAGTATAAGGAATATTTAAGAATACTCCATATTCACCAGTAGAAGCAGAACTACACCAACCATTATTAATATTTTTCTTCTTAACTTGTGCTTGAATAGTTTGCATAATAGCATCACGTTCTCTACTATCTTCAACAGGTTCAAGAACTCCTTCGGCATTACGTTTCTTAATAACAATACTTCCAGGATTAGCAATACTAATCATGTTCATTACTCTTTCATTATAGTTCTTTAATTGGTCGTCTTCAAATCCTTGACCGGTAGCAACTATATGAGGAGGTAAATCAAATACATTAACATCAACATAAGTAGGCGGTAATGATTCAGATATACGTTCGGTTGCAGCATTAGATATTTGTGCAGCTTTTTCATATACGTAAGCAGGAGAATCTTTAGTACTCTTAGCAGTAGTTATTTCACCTCTTCTTATTGCTCTAAATCCTGCAATATCCATAGCAATTAAACTACCATATACTTTATTTCCATAGAAAACTTCATCGTTTCTAGTAAATTTTTCAGGAACATTATTACCAGTAGTAAATCCTACGGGACTAAGTTTAAGAACATCTGCTATTTCAGGAGCTAAACGAGTATAAGCGTCTTTACTAATACGAATATATTCTTTATCTCCTATTTTACTAAATGACACATCTTTACTAGTCAGTCCCATATCTATTCTAAGTTTAGATATAATAACGGCTTTACTACTATCGTTAATAGGATTAACTAGAACTGTATCGAAACTATTGCCTTTAGAATCAGTAAATAACTTATTCATTCTATTAGCATATTCTAGTTGCATAGGATTATTAGTATCTGCCATATCTCCGTTACTTAATCTCTTACCTAAGAACTCCGAAGCATATTGTTCTTCTTGTGTAAGATGTCCTTTCATTGCATCTAAACGATTATTAGCATTAGCTATTCCTCTATAATAAGTATTAGCTTCATCTAATAATTGTTTCTTAGCAGCATCGGATAAAGTAACATTATTAGCAATACCTGAACGTAATTTACTATATGCTTCATCTAAAGGAAGAGATTTAGATATTCCATAAGAAGAAAACATATTAGATAATTGACCATTAAAAGTATTTAATTGAGATTGTACTTTAGCAGGAGTATCAGGTTCTACTTTTTCTTTACCACCAATAGTAGCTAAAGAAGGAAGTAAATCAGGTTCTTTACCGGTCTTAGGTTTAGCAGAATTTTTACGAGAAGCAGCTAATAGATTAAATCCTAATTCAGGATTAATTCTACTTTCAACTCTACGATAAGCAGAAGCAGCATATCTAGGAGCAAATAGATTCTCTTCAAATTCTCTTTGTGACATAATAGTTCCATCAGGCTTAGTAACAAGATTATTCTTATTACCTTTATTAGCTTTCCAAACATTTACTTTATAGTCTTGTTCAAGAGAAGCACGAGCACCAGGAGTTTCATTTAATGCAGCTTCAAATGCAGCACGTATCTTCTCCTTAGATAACTGTTGAATACCACCGGAAGTTTTAAGATAAGGAACATCGCCAGCAGCAATATTTCCTTGACCTTCTTTAAGATTACCTTCTGCATCGCCCCATACTAACTGTTCACCTGAACTAGAATCAACACCAACAGTAGACAATACTTTCTGATATAAAGTATTATAATCTATTTGTTCAACAGGACGATAATTAGGTTTAAATTGATTACCGCCTATTACTCTACCTGTTTCATCTATTTGGTCTTGATAATTATATTTGTTCTGTTCCAATGTATAAGCCTTAACATCTCCATCATAAGCATCACTATTAGTAACTTCATCTTGGAACTTTTTAAACTCTTGTTGATAACGCTCACGACCAATAAGTCCTGGATTACTAGCAACTTCTCCGGCTAATCTTCTTGCAGTAGTTAATGCAGTAGCATAACTGCCTTCTTGAGCACTTGCTTCTATTTGAGCATTAACGTCTCTCGAATATTTATCGAGCCATTCATTTTCAGCTTCGTTTAATTGCTTATTAGCAAGAAACGTTTTAATCTGATTACTAGTTTCAATAGCAGTATCATGTTTCTGTTGTAGAGTATTTAACGTACTATTGTAAACATCTAAAGGAGCGGCAACCCGCTCCCTCTTTTGATAACCTGCTGTCTTAATATCTATCGGCATAGTTATATTATTTATAGTTAAGCAATCTTTTTCTTACCACCACATCTGAATAAAGTACTTCGTACATTACCTAGTCTACCTTTATTCTTTTCCATTAGTTTTAAGAACAATTCCATTTGTTCAGGATTAGCGGACATCATAGCAGCAGTAGCATTTTCTTCTGAACGTTTCTTATCTACACCTAACTGATAATCTCTAACTGCACTAGTTACACCTTCAATCATTTGTGTACGATTATTAGCAGTAGCTTGAACTTTATCATTAGCTGTTTGAATAGTAGATAAAGAATTAAATCTATTAGCTTCATTTACTTGTTGAGCATTTGCAGAAGCTACTTGTTGACGATTCATCGCATCTTGATTTTGCAATTGAGTTTCAAGATTTTCTTTATGTGAACGTAACTTGTTTCTTTCAGATAAAGAACGATAAGAATTGCTTTGTATTCTAGCTAAAGCAGCAGCAGAACTTCCTGTATTACCTCTTATTAATCTATTAATCCTTAATTCGTTCTCTCTATTTTCAGATAATTCAGGATTAATATTAATATTAGTTTTTAGCTTAGCAGGAGTTACTAATTGAGGAGCAGGAACTTGTGGAGCAGAAGTTTTATCTATACTTCTTTTATTAAGTAATCCGCTAATTAAAGTTCCGAAAGCTCCAATTCCTGAACTAATAGCTTCTCCTTTATCTATTCCTTTAAATAGATTAAAACCTTTACTTCCATTATTAGAAGATAAATTCATAGGCTTAATACTAGAAGCACTAGGATTAATAATCTTTGCCCCAGCAGTAATTCCAGCAGAAGGAACATTTTGATTAAGAGCTAACAATCTACGATTAGCACCAGTCAAACTTCCAAAAGTTCCTAATGTAGCTTTCTTATTTTTCAATTCAGGATATTTCTTATATACTTTAGCTTTTACATCAGAGCGACCATGTAAACCTGCTAATCTAAGAGCATCACGAGCATCGGCTTTAGTTGGAATCGGATAACTACGACCACCGCCTGCAAAGTCTTTAGACTTAACACTAGGATAAGGTTTCTTATCTGAACCGTAATCTTTCTTACGAGATAATCCTCCTAACTTTTTCTTACCAGTTATTGTTCTCATATTTCTTTTCTTTTTAGTACCGTCATCATTAAGATTATTTCTATCTTTAAATCTTTCTTGAGCATCAAATACTTTAGAAGGTTTAGCACCTTTCTGAACTAATTCAGCTGGACTATTACCATTAAGTATTGGTTGAGCACTGAATACTCTAAGTTGTTTAGGAGTAATTTGGACTACTTCATCTCCTTCGGCTTCAATACTGTTCTTACCTTTACCAATAACAATACCGCCAGTATTATGTTTACGTCCTTTAAGAAGAAATGAATCTTTCTTAATAGGAATAGCAGTACCACCTTCGGCAACTAAAGGAACTACCCCTTTACGGGGGATATTTCCACCATTTCTCATTATAAGTTCGTCACCAATAGTTCTAAAGTTTTTCCTATTATTATTAAGAACTTCACTTAATATAGGAGCTTGTTGCTGTGCAGCAGAAAATTCAGCTTGCTTTTGGGCTATTTCTTCCTGTTGCTTTTGGGCTTTCTTTTGTTGGGATTTACCAATTAGATTACCGGCAACACTAGCACCAACAGAAATCAAAGCACCTATAAATGCTTTAGGTCTTTCATTTAACTTTTTTGCTTTCATTATTCACGATATTTATTAACAAATAATTCTATATTACTAAGTAATACTTTAGAATCGGTTTGATTAATAATAAATCTAACTGTTATAAACTTACCATTAATTAAACTATTTGCATTAGAATATTCCTTATCTGATATTATTAAATCTTCTTCTCCGTCTTTAATATCAACTAAGTATTTTCCAGTAATTCTATCAACAGGATATGTATCAATAACACTTTGAATTAGATTTCTAAAGTAATTATAGTTCCATTGTCCTTGTTCATAGTACGGCTTCTTATGATTATATATGTTACGTTCAATCATAGAAACATCTGTTTCCTTAGATATACAACTGTTTGTAAATATAATAATTTTATCTCCACTATAATTAATATTATCTTCTTTTTTAATATTATACTTAATATAATTAAGTAATTTGATTGTATCATACTCTAAATTAAAAGTAATATCAATAATAGCTTGATTATCTCTAGTAAATATTGGATTCTTATCAATAGGAATAATAAAATTACCATAGTTAAGAAAACTATTACTATTATTAGTATCTATTTTAGCTAATATATTTGGAGAAGAATCATTAATAGCATATAGATGTTGTTTAGTATTATAATAGTTACTAGCATAATGAGTGTGCATAGAAATCCAACTATTATTTAATAAGGAATAACTAAATGTGTATATGTATTTTTCCCCCGTAAAGGAGAGGAGAATCCGTTCATTCTCTTTATCCATTCCTATATTAATATCACTGTCCTTCTCTACGAACTTATCTATTACTACTTGAATATCATTAGTAATGTCATTTAGCTCTTTCTCATCAAATCTATATAACTTTCGTTTACTTCTATCAAAGAATATATATCCGGCTTCATTACAAATAAAAGCATTATAATCTTGTAGACCTCCATATCCTCTTTCAGTAGTAAATACTTCTTGATAGTTAGTATCAAAAGCATCAGGAATATACATTTGGACATCTTTATCTTTAGTTAAAAGAGTACTATCTCTATTAAACAAAAACATTGAATGTTCACAATGAGCAATTAAGTAAAGCCCTATTCCTACAATATTAGTAATAGCTCCTTTGTTTTCTGCAATAACCTTATAAGCACTAGGAGAAAAGTTTCTCCAAGCATTTACATCTGATTCAGATTGTATAACATCGCTTCGTCTTATATAAGTATCATATACAGGAATATTTTGTGAAAGAGCATTTGGGTCATAAGCTATAAGAACACTCTTTAAATAATCTGTAAACATTTCAGGTATCTTATATAAATTATAAGCACTGGCGGGGTCTAATTGAATATTTTCTATATTCTGTGCACCTTCAGGAGTATTATAAGTATATACGACACTTGCAGGAATTGCTTCGTAATCTCTTTGATAACGTCTATACTTAAAAGATTTATAATATCTTATTTGATTAACGTGTAAAACATCACGAGGAGTATTTTCAGACGCTTCTCCATTAGCACGACTTCGATTAAAGTATTGACGACCGCTAATACTAGGATTATAATTAGGACACCAATTACCGCCAAATACAACTCCTTTACGGTCATATACTAATGTTAAACCAAACCCTATTTCACCAGTAACATTATAGTTTTCAGTAGTAGTACCATAAGTATTTGATTTAGGACTAGTCTTAAAATCAACATATTTAGTTTTTCCTAATCTAATAAGGTTATCAGGTTTAGTATCAAAATAAATATCTTGACTAACACTTAACATTTTTACAACTGGAACAGATTTATAAATATCTTCGTTATTGTTATATGGGTCAGGTCTTAATCCAATAGTAAAATAGAAAGTAGGTATACTTTGATTTACAATATAATATATTCCTGCTAATCCATTTTGTAATTCAGTATTTACACCAATAGGAATATTATGAATAGCTCTATCAGTTTTAGAATCACCAGTAGTATAATTATATTTTCCATTCCATTGATTAGAACCATCTCCCCATAATATATGTTGAGACACATCTCTATAATCTCCCCATATACTACCTTTTGCAAGATTCTGTATTTTAAATTCTATATAATGAAGATATACTGCAATATTGCAACGTTTAGCATTTTTAGTTACTAACATATCATCAGAATAGAATTGTAGTACATCTCCTTTATAATATTCTTGAATATTACCATATTGTTGTTGATCGTTATTAGCAAGATTTCCAACATCTTCTCTATGTCTGTCTATTATTCCTTCTGCAACAACAATACTTTCTATCTTTTGATAACTTATAAAATAACCTATAAAATCTTCATACATTTCAATTCCTTCAAAGAAGAAATTGCCTTTAACATAATAAGGAGTTCTGAATAATTTATTTCCTCTGTTATTAATATAAGTAGCACAATATGTCTTACGTGTTACACTATTAACATTAAATATTGGGTCAAGATTAACATAATAATAATCTATTTGTTCTGCTTCTGCCATTGCTATGAGACTTAAAGTATGCTTAGCAACATTATCACTATAATCTGTATACTTAGGATTATTTCTAGCATCTTCAATCATCTGCTTAACTTCTGATACTTTAGTATATATAGTTATATTTCCATATATAGTTTCAGGAGCTTGATTAGTAGGGGTATAACTCCCTAGTTTTATCTTATATATTTTTAGATTTCTATCAGAATCATATCCGTCTCTATTTTCAATTAATATTCCTTCTGTATTACTTCCGTCTTTACGAACATAATGTATAAAGAAACGATATACTTCACTTTCAACAGGAAGAGACTTTCCTCCATATATATCATTTTCTCTATCATCGTAGTCATAAACTCCTACTTTTATATTACTTGTATCAATATAATCTAGCTTATTTCCAGTAGTCGATTCTTTGAAATTAGCAACATATAAACGATTACCATAATTACATAAAGTCTTAGCATTATATATACCAAAACTTCCCATTCCTGACAATATAGAATCTGTATCTATTGTTGTTTTATCGCTAGAATTTGTATTAATAGTATATGTTACTATTCCTTCGTCTAATTCAGCAGGAGGAAAAGCAATACCTTCTGAACCACCATCATAAGTACATATATAACAAATTTGATAATACTTGAAAACTCTACGTAATCCAGTACTATCTATCTGAATATCTAATTGAATAGCTTTCTCAACTAATTCAGTTTTCTCAACTCCTTCGCCTTCAAGAAAATAAGTAGGTATAAAATTCTTTGTTCTCCATGCTGACATTTGAACAGTTATAGAAGATATTTTCTTATTAGTTATATTATTGGTAATATTATATATACCACCTAAATCTATCCAACGACTAAAATCACTATTGTTAATACCAAATCTAATATAGAAAACATAAGTCCCTCTTTTAATAGCATTTCCTTGAATAATGGATTCTTTTAATATAGTAGGAACTGGAATAGCTGTATCTAAAGTATAAGCATCTTCATTCTCTATCATTGCATCATCAAGATTAATAATCTTGAGTGGAACGATATTATCAGTATTTCTTTCACTTATTGCAATTATAAGATTCTTTAAAATATTATAAGTATAAGTTCCAAATACTTCTCCACCTGCCCATTTCCATACTGATTCTACTTTAGTTAGTTCGCTAGTACTTTCATCATAACGATATATTTCGTTTTTATCAGTAAATATAACTATTTCAGTAGCACAAGGAATAGCTCCAACTATTTTAGTATCATTGGGAAATTCAACAACAGTTTCAAAAGAGTTTTCATTTTGTATAGAATGTCCATCTTTAGAAACAATTATATTAACCGAATGAGTAATAGAACCATTTTTAATAGATTCTATTGCATCACTTTTATTTAATTCTTTAATTATCTCCATTAGTCTCTTGGTCTAAATGTTGAATTATAAAAGAATGACGACCAACCTTTATAAGCGTTAGTATCTTGATTTTCATTAATAACAGAAGCTCTAGCTCTGTCACGAGAATCTCTCCATAACAAATATGGATTAACTGGCATAGCACCTTGTAGAGAATATACTTGATGTTTAAGTCCTCTACTTAGTAACTTCCACATACAAAACCATTCAAGAGCTTCAATAAGTTTTCCGTTATTAGGTATAACAGGAATATTACAATGAAAAGTATCACTATATACAGTCTTAACTGTAAGATAGGATACTTTAACAACATCTGTATCAAAGTTTAATTGAATAGCATTGGCATCACGAAGATAAACGTAATTACGTCCTTCGTAGCTTTCAGGGTCTACTTCAACAGTACGCTTACTTTCTCGTTCCCTAGCTTTCTCTCGGTCTTGAGTGAAGTATTCAGTAGTACCGGAAGAGCAATGACAGCTTCCTTTCTTTATGGGGGAAACCTCACACCCGTCTGCATACACTTTAAATGCGTTTATACAACATGGGAAATAAGCAACTCTATCAACAACTTCAATAGTAGTTTCTTTTTCTTCATATTGAAGAATACCCATTTCATTCATAGCATCTATACACCAAGCACCAACTCTAGGTATATAATCGCTACTCATAATATTGAAATCATTATCAAGTCTTGCGATAATAGTTTCTATTGAAGATAGGTTTTTGTTCATTGTTTCTAATATATTTTTGAGTATAACTTGGGTCAAACTTAGAAATAAGAGAGACACGATTGTTAATATCAGTATCAAGATTTATTATATCTTCTACACTATGACATTTTGCAAGTAGTTCAGCATTTGTAACATTCATGTGATTATTTATACCACAAAACTTAAATACTGTCCTATTCTTAACTGCACCGTCAATCATAATAACTCTACAAGACCAATCCGAATTATTATAAGATATATATTTAACACCGTCATATTCCTCTCCTTTTGCAATAGCTTCAAGATGTTTCTTTTTATTATAAGGCGTAAGTCCTTTAATAATAAGTTCTTCTTTATTTCTTCTAGTTTCTACAAAGTTAATACGTTTTCTATGCTTAATAACTTTACCATCAGCAGTAACATGTGATTCAGTTCTTTTTACTCTTTCTATAATAAGGCAACCTATTTTCTTCTCAAACTTATAAATCTTTCCCCTCAATACTTGCCTTCCTATTTCTCCAAAGAACAGGTAACAATACTTTTTGTATTGTTCTCTTGTAATTAACTTACGCTTTTTTAATACATCTTGTCTTATCTCACAATCTTTTATCTTACGAAGCACTCTAAAGTATTGCTTTAGATTACGATAAAGATTGCCATATCTTAATTGTTTTACATCCGTAAACTTAACATACTTCTCATCTATGGCTTTCTCCATTTTTTGATTAGTATCTAACTCATCTGTATTCCATTCCCAGTAGTTATATACACATACATCAAATATGGCTTCAACAGCATTTCTATTTTGTTCAATAGAGTATTTAATTCGATAAAGCAAAGATTTATATCTGACTATATTGTGAGACACAAGGTCGTACTCCTCTTCACTTGTCTCTATAAAATGTGTATACATATTACGTATGTCATATCTATCTATTGCATTTACTTTCATACTTCTATCTGTTGTTGGTTTATATCATCTTTAACTGGAACTTCATTAGTTACTCTCTCGACATTAAGTAGATTACGTTTATAGATTACATCTTTAATACGTTCTACCATATCTTCAGGAATAATAAATTCATCATCATTATCAATACTTGATTCCATTTTTTCATTAGTTTCAATTGGAATTTCAGTAGGTATCTCAAATGGAGATTCAATGATAATATGACCTAATGGTTCAATAAGTGGATTACCATTACTATTAACATATAAATAACCATTGATATAATCATAACTTAAACTGGTACACATTCCTGGAAGAGCTTTATAAAATTGAGTATTTGCTTCCTTAATAAATGGAATAGCCATATTATCATATCCAACAGTACGAACACTAACAAATGGTAAATTGTTATCAAGACGAACTGGTCTAGGAACTCTATCCTTACTTCTCTTAACTTTATACTTAGTACTAACAAGAGTTTGGAATATATCTCCGTCAGGAACATTAATTAAACTTATCCTGTATCTTTGCATTAATATCTTATCGACATTAGCATGACGTTGATAAGTCTGACGTATCTGTTCATTGAACGTATGAATAATTGCACTACGAATAGTACGTCTCGCAGTAAAGTTATTCGGCTGATGAATAGCATGAGCTATTTCAGATACAATTTGATTTAACGAACTCATATCACTATTATTTTGAATTAGTATTATAACAAATATAGTTATTATATTGGTATCGACAAGACTTTTACTAATAATTTTAATTCAGCACTTCTATCTAGCTTGCTATCTAGCTTACAGATATTCGCATTGTAAACATTTTTATACAAGTGACGCATTTTAAGACCCGTGGTGGCACGCAATACTGTCGGATAATAGTAAGTTAAGGAAAGGTACTAAAGTCCTATGGTGAGCTTCTATGAAAGCGTAGGAAGGTGGGACATACTTTTTATTCCCCCATAAAGGAGGTGTATACTGAAAGAGCCGACTATCTCTAGTCAACTCTCACTTGTTAATCTTACTAATAGTACTTACTTTGGATATTGATTAGGTTCATTATCTTCAACTTCTATAAACTTTCGATAGTCTATATTGAAGAACGCCAATATTGGCTTCATAATCCAGCTCCAAAATACGAAGCTAAGAATAATAGAATTAAGTACTACCTTAACATCTCCTAGCTTTAATGAGAAGTATATTACTCCCATTATTAAAGCACATACTAGAGTTATTACTCTTTTATTCCAAGTACTTACTACTTTGTTTCCATTAAGTTTGTCAACTAGTTTAATTATTAGATATGCTAGCACATTTACACAGATTACAAACGCAAAATCAAAACTAGTAGCCGTAGTACGTAGAATCTCACTAAGTATATTCCCGAAGTCCATATTACAGCAAGAATAACAAAGTACCAAGAATAATAGTTAACAACACACCTCCTACTCTTATGTAGGTAACAACTTTTGCAGGAAGAATACTAGTAGCTTCTTTCCATACAAATGCTATAATAGTAATGGCTATTACAGCAACAAACAACACTTTCATTAAGATTCCCATAAGCATTAAGTTTTATATTACATGGCAAATATAAAACTTTATTTTAAAAAGAAAAGAGAGACTACTATTATTTAGTAATCTCTCTTTAGGAATATAACAGAACTTGTATTACTTCAACTCGTTGAAATACTTCCAGAGTTTATCTTCTCCGAAATCAACGTCATCAAACCAAAAGTTGATAGCACTCTCGAATATCATATCGTCAAAGTTTCCTTTTCCGAACCACTTCTCGAATAACTCGCAGTAGTCGTGATATTGAGCATTAATAGCTACATATACATCAGCGACTTCTACTTCATCTTCTAGTTTATCTTTGAATTTACTACAAACTTCGTGAGCTTTCTGCATATCGTATTTCTCACCGATATATTTCTTACCGTCTTTGACATGGTACATTTCATCAACAGTACGTTTAGCTTCCTGTTTATTAAAATGTTCATCACCATAATCATTATAGCGTTCGTTTCCATCTACTCCAAGCATTTGCATAAGAAGCATACGTTCTTCTTCATCGTAGCCATGACTCCCATCATAACCTCGACTTTCATCATATCTATGACGTTCACCGTAACCTCTTTGTTCATTCCTGTCGTAGTTGTCGTAAGTCTTATATCCAATACGATTCATAATTCCTCTTCCACGTCCGCTACGACCACTTCTTCCGCGACCGCCACGAGCAAGGAAATCATTAATTCGTTCGTACATTTCGTCTCTCCGAGAACGAGCACGAACATCTTGGTCTGTCTCGTATGGTACTTCTCTCATAATAATATTACTTAGTTAATAGTTGTCTGAATGTTTCCAAATCAGACTGGTTAAACATAATTCCTTTATTAATAAAAGGAATAGAAATAGTTATGTTACCATTAGAGATGTTACCATTACCTAGAACTGGAATATTAAAATCAAAGTTAGGAATAGATTTGATTATTTCAATCTCCTCATCAACTATACCTTCAATATCAATCTTTCCGTCTTTAGCAATAGTATTGATAAACTTATCAAAACTATCAATGTTATTAATAATTGCACGTTTAGCCAAAGGCTTAACTAACTTAATAGCTGGATTAGATTCGCCAAGAATATCTATCTGATTAACAATGTAATCTTGCAGCTTTTGTTTTACTACACTTACTTCTATCATTACTTCATAGTTTTAATAAATTCTTCATAAGTAAGAGAAGGATTCTTTGCACTAGCTTCTTTAAAAGCATTGAACAATTGCATCTCTCTTTGTGACATCTCGATTATACTAGTCTTTAGATTCTTAACTAACTTTAGTTGATTATCTAACAGAGCTTTACCTTCCGGACTGTTCTCAATATTAGCTCTTACTAGATTAAGAACTTCTGCTTGAACCATAGATTGAAGATTATTATAGTTAGCTACATATTCTTCGTTAGTAGCAAGCATATTTCTTTGTTCATTAGTAAGAGGTTCAATCTCTGCATCAATCAAGTCCCAAACACTTACTTTAGCAGTTTGTTGAGGACTAACTTGTTGTAAAGTTTGTTGTCCATTAGCAGCTTGTTGAATCTGTTTTTGTCTAGCTTCAATAAGTCGCTTCTGTTCTTCTAAATATTGGATTTGGTCGGTAAGACTTCCAGTATTTAACAAAGGGTCTGTTCCGCCCAGTATAACTTGATTAATAGGTAACATAACTTATTCTTTAGTTGATTAGTAATATTATGTAGCAGGAGTACTAGCAGTTTGAGTAAATCCGCACGGTAGACAACCATTGGCATTTCTACCAACAAGACCTGTTGTAGTAGGCTCATTAGGTAGACAAGTAACACCATAGATAACATTACAAGTCTTTTTATCGACATAATTGATACCTGCGGTGAACGCTCTCTCGATTTCGCACTGGATAAGTTTATCCTGATAAGGACGAATAGCAGCACTAACAGCAACTTGTGTTTTAAGTTCACTAATCTCTGCTTTGAGAGAATCGTAGTTATCACGGTTTCCCTTGTACAGCAAGAAGTCTGCATCAATCTGTGACTTATACAAACCGAACATTTCACCATCTATTACCTGACGGTCTTGGAAGCGTTGGTTCTGTTGAGTTAAAGCCCACTGATATAAACCGCCCTGCAAAGCAAGAGTATCCTCACAAGATTTACTCCATGCTTGGAAAGCAGTAGGAGCAGCACCATTTCCACCACCAACACCAACTACATTAATGTTTGTAGAACCGTCTCCCATAAGACCTGCACCAGTTCCGAGAACACCAGTAGAACGACGATTACCAAATAAAGCCCAAGCTCCAAGAGCAGTACCGATAATACCAAGCGTAAGACCTGCATTAGCTTTACCGTTAACGTCACGGCGACCATACATACCGTCCATCCCTGCACCATTATAGCCTTCAGGAACAACTTTAACTTTTTCAATTACTTGCATAATAAATAAGGTTTAGATTAATAAATTAAGAATATCTTATAGTAGCTACTATACACTCATAACAAAGGATAGTATTAGAAGTTCAGATATTAATCTATTTTAGCTATAAACAATAGTTTTATGAAAAAGTTAAGTATCTCGTGAATAAAATAAAAGCCCTACTTGTTATAGCAGGGCTTTATAGAGTTAACGATACAATGGAATCACTCCTTTATGGGGGATTCTTCAAGAGTACTTTCAGATACAGATTGCCATTCAGAACTAGACAACAATTCATGAAGAGCTTTGTCAGAATAAGTATCATAAGGATATTTAATAGTAATACTTTCATATCCTCCTTCATCAAATGTCACTATCCGTTCTACTTTATCAGGGAATACTTCTTGAAAATGTTGACACTTCATAAGTGCTTTATCATTAGCTCTGTTTTTACGTAGAACTAAATTAAGTTCTTCGATTTTAGCTGATTCTTCTTCACCTATATCAGCAATAGGAAATACAATGTAATCAATCATAACTTTAAATCTTTAAATATTAAACTTAGTGTATATGTTAATACTAGAAATATACCAATTAGTATATAAACTAATCTAAGTATCTTGTGAGGTGTTACTTTCATCTTCTGTATTAGAAATAAATATAGGATGATTAATATCTATTATCTCATCTTTTTCCATTAAGTTTTTTAGGAAGTTAATCTCTAGTAATGATATAGTCTTAGTATAGAATATAGATTTGTAAATTACCATATTCATATATCCGCTAGACCAATTTCCAAAGATAATTCCCTTTATATCAGAATTAGTACCAAAAGTTGTAGTTTCTCCGTTGACATTAGTCTTAGTCATATAACCAATTAATGGAGGAGCGACAATTTTTTTAGAAGGTACGAAGCTCTTACCAAATGAGTAATAAGAATTTCTATAAGATTCAATAGGAGAATCGAAACAATAAATAAAAGCATATCCACCAGTGTTATAGTGTTTTTTATCACCTTTTCTAGCTATACAACCACCACTTCCAGTAAGTCCTTTAAGTAAAGAACCTTTAACTAAGAAAGTAAAATCTTCAACAACTTCAATCTCGGTATTCTGACTAAAGTCAGATACTCCGTCATAAGCTAAACCATTCTCGTATTCAGGAAGAACTTCAATAGTTATATCACAATCGAAAACTACTTCACCTTCTATCATAGAAGTAATAAATATTCCTACCCAAATATTACGAGTTAAATCTAACAACACTTCTGTTGGAGCAAACGATTTAGCTAATTCGTGAGTACCATTACCTAGATACACTAATGTTTCTTCTGTTGCATCTTCCGTAGCTAAATATCTGTAACCAAATTTACTATTTCCTTCAAGACCTCTAACAGTAACTCTAAAAGCAGGTATTTCTTTTATATTAGCTAGTGCTCCGTCTTTTTTAATATAACTAAATAACAAGCCATTATTTGCATGTTCAGCATGAGTTACATGAATTGTAGTATTAGTAACATTAGAAGTATAACCATATGCACCTGAAAGGGTTTCCCAAGTCTTACTAGCACCAAACACAACAGGATAACCATTATAACCCGACATACCTTCGTAACTAATGTTAAAGTTCTCAAGAGGGTTAACACTAGTACCAGTCTTTTGCAGTGATACTTGTTCGTCAACATGACCTCTATTTGCATCAGTATTCTTTTTACCATAGTTATCCCAATAGTAATTAGGTAACGTAACTTTAGGAGTTATACCAATATAAGTGTTCAGCTCTTTAATCTTAGCTTCTGTTGAGATTTCATCGAAGAGCATGAAGTCATATAATGCCATATTAACAAAGTAAGCATTCGACTTGCTTGAACCAATAATAGGATAGGTCTTATTTGCTCCTGAACTTAACTCATTTGTAATAGTTATATTATGGGTAATAGCTCTCAATTCCGAAGCCTTAATATTACTATTCAAGATTCCATCAATGTATGTTTGTCCATTGTTTCTTCCTTGATAAGCCGGAATAGGATTGCCATCACTATCGTTCGTACCGTTGCAGATAGCAAATTCATTATTATTACCTCTTTGGTCATATAGTATAGAAGCATTAGGAGTATTCCAATTCACTTTCATCAACACTTGTTTGCCACCGACCGTAGTAGGAATAGTAATAAAGTCGTCTACGCCATCAAATTGGTATGAACCATCTTCATTTACTCCACTTCCTTCTGCATAAGCCGAGTTATGAATAACTCCATGATTACCATGACCGGATATATCGGGTATATAACCTAGTATCTTATAGCTAGAGTTAGGTATTCTCAATAGTCTAGGAGAAAGAATACATTTAGGTTCATTATTATCAAGAAGATAAGTTTTGAAACTAGTAAATACCATAGATTTAGATATAGTTCCAATTGAACCATAAACCATCTCTTCTCCATTATATAATGCTTTTACTAAAACATTATACATTTTAGGTAAAATGTTGACATTTCCATAGAATGTAAATTCATCTCCTACTTTTAATTTATCACCCCATGTTACAGATTTATCATTAACATAAATACGAGGTACTCCTGGATAGCAATTCGTAAAGTCAATGTCCTCGTATCTGATGTACTCGTCAATAGTAATATTTACTTCTTGTGGAGAGTTATAATTATATATTTGTCTAATATTATAAGCTGTATCGAGAACAGAACTTTTTGCATAATCAATATTCACTCCATTAAAAGTAAATGTTACAAGCTCATCTATGTCATTCTTTAGATATAAGTTAGCTCTAATATAAGTACCTTTCGGTATATAATCACCTATATTAATTAGCTTTTCGTACTCACGTAAGTGAAAAGTTAATTTATAATTATCGTAATTACTATTAATAACAGGATTGAACAAAACATAGTTTTCATCCTGTTCAATAGTTATACTAATCTTCTGTGGAGATTTCTTAATGCCATAGAACTTAACATCATAGATAAAATCTGTGCTAGACTTTTCAATAGTTATATTATCGAAAGCATCAGAAGTTACTTTAGATACTTTATAACCATTAGGAACAGTAATATCAGTTTTAATAGCATTTCCTACTGAAACATAATCTCCTACATTTACTACATTCCAATCCTTATCCCAATAGTTTATCTTTAAAATGTCTATGTTACTCTTGATAATAGGTCTAAACTCCACCATATTTGGATACAGCGTACCCAGCTTATACTTCTTCAACTGCCGCTCTATCAAGAACTCGGACATACTATATGGGAAGGACATGAGAGAGTAGATAGCTCCGTTAAAGAAACGAGAATCTCTATCTCGAAATGTTCCTAGCCACATAGTATCTCCGTCAACTCCCTCACCTATTGTTAAATTAACATCTCCACATTTATATTTACTTTGATATAACAAAGCTCTTGTAAAATCATCTCTTTTTAACGAAGTAAGTCCTCCAAAAGAATAAACCTGTTTAACCAGTTCAATTTCTGTATTAGCTGTCATTAAAATAAAAGCTCCTTGATTAGCTACATAAGATTTAGATACAACACCAGCTACCCATCTTTCAGATGAAGCATAACTTATTCTCTCATAGTCTATAATGAAAGTATAATCCTTGTAAATCGGCATCCCTGTCACCTTACCGAAGTCATTTACTCCGTCAAGCAACAATCCTCCTTTATGACTAGGAATAAATGTAATAGTTATTTCTCCTGCATATTCTAAATTAACATAAGATACAGCATTAGTTGGTTCTATACCTTCGGGATATTCAAATTGGTCTAATCCACATATAATAACTTGTGTAGGTGTATTAGCTAATACTGGATACCTTTTTCTTATACTTTCTTTATTTCCTTCACTATTGATAAAACTCGTTGCATTAATCCAATAACAATCTTTGTCAGTAATAATAGTTACTTGATATGAAGTATTATCTCTTATAATAGATTGTACTGTCCAATAGTAACTAGGGGTATTAGACTTTATTTTGTAACTAAACTCATTATAAATAGTAAGTTTTTGTCTAGCTTCATCAGATACGATGGTATAATCCTTAATAGTTTCAAAAGGTTTTGCAGCAATACCACTACCGCCTTTCCAAGCTAGATTATACATTTGTATATCTCTACCATTACCACTATAATCAATTAACCTATCATTAAAATCAGCATGATTATCATTAGTAATACCTTGTCTTTCTATATTACAACGTATATCAGGTTTAAGCGTTCTATCTAAGTTAAAGTAAGCAATAATAAGATTAATATCATCTTCGGTAGCTTCACCTAATAATGCAAACGTCCAATAATGAGCAACACTACTTATTTCACGTATATTATCATTACCGTCTATATATCCTTGTACGCTAAACTTTCCTTGTGATAAATTTCCAACGGTATATATAGAATAATCGTTTTTATCTCCTAATACAGTATTTATTATACGACTGTTATTAACACTAGTATTATTAACGTCATATATTACATATCCATATATTCCAGTCTTACCAATATCGGCAACCTGATTTCTTACATAAATATTATCAGTTGGTCTAATGTAATTAGTTAGTGGAACAGAACCACTTCCTCTCCAAGATATTTGATGAATCATACTAACGACAGTAAAGTCTTTAGTAACTCCCATTTCTTGAAGAGTCTTTTGGCTAATAATCATGTCGTTTACTCCGTCAGTAACAAACGCTCCTCCGAAGTCAGACAGTTGTTCAATTCTTATATTATTCCAATCATAAGAACTACTTACTGTAAATCCTATACTAATTCTATTACTACTTAGTTTGGATTTGGGTAAATGATAAACGCCATCTTCTGATATATTATATGAAACAGGGATAGTAGCTGTTTCATCAGGAATATAAAAGTATCTAATTATTCCTCCTTCGGGAATACCTGAAACTTTTATATTCATTTCATTTATTTCATTCTCATTAGCGTGCTTATATATAAACCAAGTAGAATTAAAATTTCCATTAGTAGTAATTACGTTATCAGTAACTTCTATATTTGGATATATTCTCCAACTAGTAAAATCTTCTTTATACTCACCAAATCCACTATTTAACTTATATGCAGCATTTAGAATCTCTAAATCTCCACCTGCATTAGGAATCTTATTCTTAATAATATTCCTATCAGCATCAGTATTCTTTTTACCGTAATTATCCCAAACTCCAATAAGTCTAGCTTTAAGCTCCGGTGGAAGATACGGTCTATCTCCACCAAGAGCATTATTTTTAAAAGGAATACCGATACCTATACCTATACCAGTATTAGTACCCATATTGTAATGTATCAGCTTTAGCGTTATTAACTTGTTTAACTAACTCAACATTCCAACCGGAATAAAGAACAGTAGTAATAGGTTCGTCCATACCAGCAAGAACTACTTCAACTGTTATAGGGTCTTCGGTAACATTCTTTAATAAGAATGGTTCTTTACCACCCATTCCATTAGGAATAGAAAACTCTGCAACAGCTTCAACTTTACCCATTATAGATATTTGTAAACTATTAGCTGAATTAGCTCTATTATAAATACGATTATCCATGATAATTACTTTTAAATGATTATTAATTACTCTTTGCAACCTTCCCCCATAAAGAGGTGTGATAACTGTAATTATCACTCCTTTATGGGGGATGCTACAAGAAACTAAATTTTATTTAATTACACAATACTATTATTAACTTTTTTAATCTGTCATTCCATTAGCCCAATCAGTAGGAATACTTTTAGAGTTACTAAGATTAGACTTTTTCATTGCATAGAATACATTAGCTCTACTAGCAGCACCTAGAGCATTAAGCCAATTCCAAAATTCCGGAACATTACCAACAGTAGAAACGGCATTATAGAATAGCCCTGTAACATTATTAAGTCGCTTATGTTTATTAACATTAAACAGTGTAGAATCTATTTTCTTAGGACTTCTACCTGACCAACCTCCTGCACTTTGTCCACTAGCGAAAGCATAACTAATGTTCCTAAGATTAACATTCTTACTAAATAAGTTTCCGTCTACTTGTTGTCTCATTGCAGATGTTGATTCAAACTGTGCAGATAAGAACATCGAAGATATATCTTGTAACTGTATGCAGTTTACATAAGAATTAACAGGTAAGTTAATATTTGCAGGAATAATACAAAAGTAGAACATATTAGATAACGATATTAACTTAGTTAACTTAGAGAACGTATCTGCCGAGTAGAACTCTCCGTCTTCTCCATTAGTAACATTCCATTTATATGGATTCAATAATGGTATACAATAGAATGTATAAGACAAATCAGTAGCGTTACTAATAGGATAGAATAAATGTGGCGGAATACGTCCTCTTAATCCATAATCAAGATAATCATATCCAACTACTCCATTAACTCTACCACTACCAAAGAACACTCCATTTACTTGCATATTATTACCATTAGTGCAATAATAGAATAAGTCAGGAGAACATATATAGTTAAGTACTTTCTTATTAGCATTAGCATTAGAAGGTGGAGCAAAAGAACCAGCGTTATCTTTAAATCTATTAGGTATAACAGGAGAACAATTAATACTTCCTGTATTAATTGCACTATAAAGAGCACTGTCTCTAACTATATCTTCTAATCCACTAAGACCATCGACACAATATTCGTTCCAAGCAAGTTCATACTTATCGAAATCTTTATTCAAGATAACTCTATGAATATCTCTATTGTAGTTAGGTATAGTATGTTCGTCATCTAACCATTCTCTAGGGTCATAATTTGGATTAAGAATATACTTAACTGGATTATACTTTTCATTAGGAACTATTATATCTCCGTAATTACTAGGAGTAAGATTACCATAATTCATAGTATAACCTTGTGCTTCTGTACTTTGAAATCTTTCTAAGCAATAAGACATATTAACTATTGTCTTTCTAGGAAGAGTTCGTTGTTTACTATAAGTAATCTCTACTGGCATTTCAGCACTTTCAATCCAATTACCGTCACTATCTATACCATAGTTCTCTGTAATATTCTGACTAGCTGCATCTACTTCATTCCAACCTTTATAGCTAACATTAGAAGTTTGTTCCATATAGAATAGTCCATAAGGAATAAAACCTTTCTTAACGAAGCTAGTTTCTATTTCAGAGAAGCATCTATGAACATTAATTAGTTTACAATTAGAGAAGCCTTTACCAGTAAGCGAGTACTTACAATTCTTCATATCATAATATAGATATGATATATTAGTAAGATTGTAATTAGTCTTAAATGAATTAAGAGGAAGCTCGATTACACTATTTGCAGGAAGAACTAGTTTAGAGAAGAATCCAGGTATTTCAACAATAGCACTACAATTAGTAAATACATCGTATGGGAATACTTCATCTCCTTCTTTAACAAACTCTTTAGTAAAACCTTGAAAACATCCTAATGTAGACTGATTAATAGCTTGCTGACTAGTAATATACTTCAACGAATTCTTTAGTCTAGTAAACATTGAGTTATGAATCGGGAAAGTAATAGTAGAACTATCACCAATAGAAAATGAATCATAGATACCATATAAAGCTATTGGGAATCTAGTATTAGTCTTATTCTTAACAGTACCACCAAATACATTATATAAAGAACCTTTAGAACCAACAAGAGATTTAAATGAGTTCTGTATATATTTCAACTTAGTGTTTTTATAGAATAAAGGACAATACATTACTCCATCTTCTACGTCTTCATCAGTTACTTGATTAAAGTTAATATTACTAGTATTGAACATATTAGCTATATATTCCAAGTCAGGCAATTGTTCAAGCAAACTTCCTGAATCAGCTGCAACTAAATTATCTGCAATAGTTTCATCGCTAGGAGAATTATTAATATTACTTACAAATTTAATTGCTCCATTAGTTCCAGTAACACCATCTAATTTAATTAACTTAGAACTTACATTTCCTTTAAACTTAGCTAAGAACGTAGGGTCGGTATATCTAGTTCCACCAAAGTAGAAAGCTAAGTTCATAGACTGTAAACTAACTAGAGGACTAAATAAACCATTATGTTCAGTAGAGCCATATTCATAAGTACTAGTAAGTATCTTAAAATTTTGTGACTGTATTCCCCAAAATATAGAATTCATATCAACAACCTTAGTACAATGATTGAACATAGTTCTACGAGGACTATCTAATAAATCCCATTTAATATTTTTAGCACTAGCAAAACAACTATCAAGAGTTGTAACATTATCACATTTATATAAGAAATAATAAACGTCATATATACTACAATTAGTAGCTCTAAACATACTGGTACAACCAGTAGTGCCAATACTAAAGTTAGTAGATAAATCAATATGATTTCTCCAATTAACAGAACCTTGTTCAGTATTAGTATCTGGACCAAACCATTCACCATTATAATCAGGAGTAATACCTTCTACCTTTTCTTTGGGTTCATGAATATAGAATTTAGAGCATTGATTGAATACACCATTACCATTAAGACTAATATGCCCAAATACTCTCTTCAAGTTAGAACAACCAACAAAGAACGCAGAACCTACATTAAAAGGATGTTCCTTATTATTATTAAATTTAAAGTAATGTACACCTTTAGCGTTTTGAACACTGAATTGTAAGTCGATTAATTGACTAACATCAAATATCTTATTACCATTATAAGTAGGAATTACAGCATTACCATATTGTATAGCTTCAACTTGACTATTAGTTATATTCAATGCCCTAAGTTTAGGAAGTTCAGATGCGGCTTGAATATCGTTAGCTGTATTAGTATAAGACATATTAAGTGTCTTAATATTAGGAGCACCTACAATATAAACAATAAGATTTCTGTTTGTACATGACGATATATTAATTGTTTCGACATTATTACAATTAGATACATTGAATGTAGTTAAGTTACCATTATTTGTACATACAATAGATTTTAAGTTAGGACATGAAGTAATCTTAATAGTATGTAAGTCTCCTAGATTACTAAGATTCAATTCAGTAATCTTATCACAAGAATCAATAGTAACTGTCTTTAATCGTTTGCATCCAGAGAAATCCAGTATTTCCAAGAATGGTTGATTAACAAGACTAATATTTTCAACTGTTGAATTAGTAATATTCAAAGATGAAAGAGAAGCATTAGGTAAAGATACAGAAGTTACAACAGAATTAGATATATTCAAGTCTTTCAACTTAGTATATTTTTCTATATTAACTGTAAATGTACCTTGTCCAGTATTGCCACTCCAAAACTTAGTATTACTTAAATCAATATGTCGAACATCAGAGAAGTCTTCATCGTTAACGAATATAGTTTCAAATGAAATAGGAGAATCACTAAGAGTATCAATAGATGATAAGTCTAGTTTAGAGAAACTAGGAAGTTTCATACTAGACATGAATCTTTGGAATCTCATTCCACCTAATCCTTCTATATCGTTAATTTGAGGAGTATTATTGATAGTAACTTGTGTATTGAAAGAACTAATAGGAGATAATCTAATTTCAGTAGGTTTGCCTTCTTCTAAGAAATATCTAGTATCAGTAGTATTACCAATGTTAACTACAAATATAGCCGGACAATTGGAAGTAACAACCAGCTTAGGATTAGTTGCTTCTGCACCGCCTGCCGAAAACGTTCCTTTATTATTATAAGGTTGAATATTAGAAGCATTACTATATTTAAACACTCCGTCAAAGAACCAAACACGTTTCTTTAACCAGTCACGAACATATTCAACACGAGTACCATGTAAAAACTCTATATTAGCATAAGACGCTTCACCACCAGCTTCACCAATATAAGCTGTAAGATACTTAACATTATAGTCATAATTAAATAGTAACTCTCCACAATTAATTATTTGAGCTGCGAAATAATTATCTATATAATTATTAATATCTTTGCATATATTATTATTATTTCTCCATAAGTCCCAAAGTCCTTCAAGAGAATTATCATATACACCAGTATTGGCGAATACAGTATCTCTTAATACGTCCCACATACGAGAACTATAAGTATCATATCCACCGTCAGCAGCGTTCTTAGTAATAACTAATGAATTAACGTTGTTCTTATCATTATTACTAAACTTATCCAACCAAGCGGTTTTAGCAACAGATTCGAGAGCAACATTATCAAGTCCATTAGCCGTATCCATGTCATAGAATCTAATAAACCATTTCTTACTTCCATTAATATCGTAACATACGATAGTCATATTCTTACCAAGAGAATCGACAAGTCCATATTTTACACATATTAACAAATAAGAGAAAGCATTTCTTATTGAGAACTTAGCATCAAGTTCAGCAGCAAGAGTAGACCAACTAGATTGTGCAGGATATTCACCTTCGGTTTCTTCATATCCTCCTACTGATTCATTCCAAATATACTTCTTAACTGTCGAAGTAGTCATTTGAGCAAAGATACTAAATAGCTCTTGTAGTGCTCTCCAAACATTATCGTCAGTAACAGGAGCAGTTGGTTCTAACCAGTTACCACCGTTATATTTAAACTCACCTACATGCTTTATAATAGATAAGTCATCTTGCATAAACAAAGCTAACGGCAATATCTTATCACCGTCTACAATTATATTTGCATTTTCACCGAACTCATAAGAATAAACCTTACGCTGGTCTATGTTTCCAAACATCTCATTTTGAGCATAAACATGATAAGAAGTAACAAAAGCAGGTAACTTATTATTTACATATTCTCCGGCTGTATTCTTTATCTTAGTAGTAAAGTCTTTCATAAACCGGAAACCCATATTATAATAAGCTCCACGACCTAAGTTAAAACTATATATACCAAGCATAGTTTGAGTTTCTTCACCGTCAAACTGAATAAGTAATATAATAGGGAATCCTTCAAGTGTCTGCTTAATAGTTACCTTATCATGAACTGTCTTATCATGAGTATCTACTGGACGGTGAGCTTCTAACTCTTCCATAGGTGGAGTTTTCTCGAATAAGAAATCCGAGTTATCATTAATCCATTTACCAATAGAAGCATTGTTAGCATGAGCACTATCTACAACATCAGCTTTGAGAGTAAACTGTCTTTCAGGAAACCAAGTCTCTTTAGGTTGAAATAACTCATAATCAAGGTTACTTCCATCATCAGTTTTCAACATCTTATCAAATCTTATTTCTAAGTTCTTAATAAGATTGTTCATAGTAGATGTACCTTGTTTAGAGACAGCAACGTCAGTAGTATATTCAGAACTTGATTTACCAGAAGTCGGACTAAAGTAACTCATAGTACAACCAGTATACCAGTTATTGTTCTGTCCACCTATTTCTTCAAATACAGCACGAGTAAAACCAGTATTAGCGCAATTAATCAACATAATATCTACTGGAAGTACTTTAGTAGTATCAGAAATAAGACTATTAAAGTTAACGTTAGCATAAGTCTGATTAATATCGTCCCAAAGTGTTGAATTTGGTTCAGAATCAGAAGTAGAGAAGAAGTTTCTTAACTTCATTCTATTGTATTTTGTAAAATCTATACTACCGTCAGCTAATAGAGTTGCTCTAGCTTTTGAGTTCATTGCATTGATAACAATCTGTTTATCATTTGCAGGAACACGGAACAACTTAATATCATAGAAGTTAACATCGGCAAAATTCTGAATTTGTCCAGCATTACTAATATCACAACCTAGATATATCTTTGAACTAGTTCTCCAAGTAAAGTCATTCTTTATTTCACGAGCTGTACTAAGAATACCATTAATAAAGATAGCAACAACCATCTTTCCTGGATTCTTATTAACTATAAAATCAACAGTATTAATAACATCTTGTTGTATCTTACAACTCATAGTCTCTTTAATATTACCGTCAGTATAAGACCAAGTAATATCTTCAAGACCTATTTTAATACCTTCCGAGAATTGCTCATCTGTATTGTAATCCCCTATAAAGAAGACTGTTCTATTTGAGAAAGGATGTCTATCTGACTTGAATGTACACGATATACCAAAGCCTTGTCTTGACCAGTTATTAAGAGTAGTATCATCTTTAAATGGTTGTACATCAATTACTCCATAAGCCTCTCCTGATATACGTAACATTGATTGTCCGTTCTTTGTTAAGAAGCCTGAAAGAACACCATTAGTATTATATACATTTAGTTCAGTTATAGCACCGCTAGGTTCAATAGCACCAGGAACTGTAAATGAAGGTTCATTACTTGTCCAAACTTTACTAGTAGATACTTGTGGAAAATTTTCTTGGCGAATATGCCAACTAGCATATCTACTATTATTAGGATTTTGGTCAGCAATAAGTGCTTGAGAACTAGATACAACTTCACAAGCTAAAACAGTGTCGGTAATAGGGTTGCCCTTTTCAGACCAACAACGAAGAGTTATATTCCAATTACCTAATACTTCTCCTTCAGTTGGAATAGCATAACTAAATACTTGTTGTTTGCCACGTTGAACATATTGGTTATCATTATAGTTTCCTTCATCAAAGTAACCTATATCTTTAACAATACCATTATGTTCTATTCTAACAGCATAATAGATAAGACTTACTCCTGCAAGATACGGAGTGAATGCAAATGATATATTACCGCTTTGAGAGAACTTAGTTCTTTCAACTCCTGAATCTACTTCTGCCTTACTAGTAATACCTTCTACAAGTACTACTAGGTTTACACCGTCTTCTACTACTACACGATTTGTTATCTTATCTGATTGAACAGTTTGTCCATTCATTGAAGTAAACGCTTGTGCCTGTATAGTATAAGAACTACCGGCAATAATACTTCCTAAATCCCATAAGTTAACATTAACTTGTCTAGGAGCAGTAGAAGTAGTTTTACCTAATTCAATAGTTTTACTAGCACCATTAGTTACATTAGTAACTACAAGATTAGCATCTGAACCGATAATCTTACTAGTAATACTATAAGTAAAAAAGTAATCAATACCAACAGTTGCAGTATTTCCTGATACAGAACTAGCGAGTTTAATATTTGCTTCTACTATATTTAATAGATATGATTCAGCAGAGAATCCGTCTGTATCACTAGCTGTAATTACAACAGAGTGATTACTATTAGAAGAGAATCTATCTAACTGCGGAATATTAAGAGTTCCAGGAGTATTAGTCCATGCTTCTTTACCTTCGATAATATTATTACCGTCAAGAGTAACAGTAATAAAATATCGTTTATTATTCTTAGAAGAAGTAATAAGATATTCCAGTTTAATATTAGTAGTTACAGTAGAATAAAGATAATTAATATTACCTTCTTTTACTATATTACTATTAGTAAGTGTTATTTTATCTCCGGTAGCTCCTCCACCACCGCCACTTCCACCGCCACCATGTTCGGCAAGCCAAGCAATGTAACCACCATGTTTCTTCAATGCTTCATCGTGGCGAACAAGAACATCATTAAGACTCTCCGTAGTCTTACCTTCTTCTGCAAGTTCAGGGTCAATAAGACGAGGGTCATCAACTACAATTCCAGTAGTTTTACCTGAAGACGATATATCCCAATTTCCAGTATCAGGATTATATCTTTTAATATTATCTGCCATAATTATCCAATATTATAATTTGGAAATTTAATATTTATAATATCATTACCATTATTAGTTTCACCATTACCACCAACAACACTGTAATTAGGATTAAGACCTTCTATGTTAACATTGTATTTACCTGAATTATTAAATACATTAGATAATTTCCTAACAGTAGCAGTTAGTTTAGGATAATAAACAAGGTCGTTGATTTTACCTTTATTCAAGAAATACTTAATATAGAAAGGATAACGTTGACCTGCATTTACTTTAGCTGTAACATCTGTCTTACTATTAATAGTAATACTAGCTGGAAAGAAATACCTTAACCACGGAATATTAGGACTAGGTAGTTCTTTATTACTAGTATGTTTATATCCCGTAGCTTGACACATTAAATATATAGGAGCTGTAATTTCCTCAACTAGTTGAAACGTACACAAATGTTTAAGCATATCGAAATTCGCATTATTCTCCCAAGATTTAGGGAAAGATTGCCCTTGTAAAGCTCCTTCGGCTGTTTCGGTATATAATTCATACGAATTAAAATCTTTCTTTAGAACGTCCGCAGTGACCTGTATGATAGGCTTCATAGAGCTGTTTTCGTTCTCTAAAATGGGATAGCTGCAACTGTACGTATGTTTGTGTCCACCAAGACATAAACGGTAATTATGCGTCTGTAAGAACTTTGAGAACCAATAGGCATTAGCTTTAGTGGTATTAAAGTTCAAACGACTACCACTACGTTCTACGCTAGTATCTTCTTTACCGTCCCAATAGAATGAATTAATAAGATTTTGAGTAATAATAGTAAAAGGCATTTCATGACAATAAGCTATCTTAGCTTTAGCATTAATAGCTTTTGCATCATCTCTTTCACACCATTGTCTTATTAAGTCATACATTACTCCGGTAGTAGAAAGTCCATAAACACTTCGTTCAGTATTAGAACTTATCTCACTATTAACACATAAGAAATGAGTATGACCAACATCGAATGAGTATAATGATTCAACAAATATTTCCTTTCCTTCAACAGTAAATACAGGAGGATTTTCTTCATCCATTTCATAACAATAGAAGAAACGAATATTAGTAGCATTGATTTTAGAATCATCTCCACCGTCACCAAGAACATAGACATTAGCAGGAGTAAGGTCATTGTTACCAACAGTAACCATTTCTGCAATATCATATAAAGATGCTCTACCAGCTTCATAATCTAACCATTCATTAATACGATTACCATTCTGTGTCATATCACCAGTATTAATCATAAAGTAGCACACAGATATGTTACTAGTTTCATATCTATTAAAGTCCTTCTTTATTTGGTCGGCAGCTATTCTCCATACATTATATTCATCCCAATTAAAGCCTTGTTGGTCGGAAGTCTGAACAAAGTTAAGAACATCATTCTCCATATTTTCACTCATAACTACAAACCTACGAACATCACTCTTATAAGTTTCATCTCTACCTACGTAATATTCATAATAAACATTCTTGTCTCTTGTATGAGTATCATACTGTTCTCCTAGATGAGTAAGTATTACCTTATGAGTAGTAAACGGAGTACCGTCAGTAGTTATGGCTCTAATACGATTATAGTATTTACGAACACCAGTTTCATTCTTAAACGATTCTACTTTAGTCCATTCAGTATAACTATTATCACTACGGTATGCACGATACCATAAGTATTCATCATAATAACCTACGGAAACCCAATTAAAACATCTACTAGCATCATCATTAGGTTCGTTACTTTCATTAATAGTATAACAAGCCTTACGTCCTAAACTCATAGTGACTTTATTAGGTTTAGTACTATCTAATAAAGTCTTATTAAAGAATATATTCTTATTCTCAAAACTAGCTCTAGGAGTATAAGATTCTACTCTAGGAATAACATCGGCTTCTAGGTTAACAAAATACATATCATTAGCGTTATTTCTAGCACTAAGAGCTTTAGTAGCTTGCTTAACATTATCCATAGTATAATACTTAGTAAACAAATACTTACTACTAAGATAACCATAAGCAGTATTTTCAGCAGCATCAACTTTATCAGCATCACCAGCATTAGGTATTTGTAGTCCAACCAAATCAATATAACCTTTAGATACCCTTATGGGGGAAGTCGCGTTATTATAAGGATTTGCAACTGAACTAGGTTCTGTTCCCCAAGTCAAGAAGAACTTAGCTTTCTTATTATCAAACTTAATAGGATTACCGTCACTAGCAATCCATTCCATATCATAGTTCTCAACTTTAATACGAGTAGTATTAATATTCATTACTGAACATTGAGCACCTCTAATTAAAAATGTCGAACCAGCTTTGATATTCCCCCATAAAGGGAGTGTCTCCCAATCTCCTCCTTCTGTACCATACTGTAATGATAATCCCTTTAGAGATATATCTTTACCTGTAAGATTACTAAGTTCAACGAAGTTATGAGAGCACGGATTATAACTATATTCATCACTTGTAATACCACCGCAATATAATGAATTGATATATAGCTTTTGTAGATATAATGTAGTTACATATATCCAACCAGTTTCAGGGTCTTCTTGTCCACCAGTAGGTTCAGCTTGAGCTGTATCTAATTCTTTCTTATATACTATTAATTGTCCATTGTTATTTACCTTAACTCGATATATTTGTCCATTCGGTGCAACAAATCCAATAGTATCTAATTTATCTAAAGCATCATAATTTATACTACCTCCACCTCCTGAACTACTACCAGTAAGATTAACCGGTTCTCCATTAATCTTAGTATATAGACGTTTTACATCAGTAGCAATAAGAAGTTCGTAATCTACAAAGTCATTAAAATTATCTTGAATTTCTTTAAGTGTTCCATAATGACCACGAACAGCTTTAGTATTAGGTTCATATTGGTCTGTTTCAGGTTCGAGACTTTCACCAACAGCTGCAACACGAATAGCTAACTGTTCAGTATTTGGGTCAATAGGTTCGTATTCCTTTAGAACCGACTTTGTAAATGTATTACTAACATGACCAGGATTTATAATTAAGTCTCTCTGATGTACAATAGTATCAAGGTAGTTTTGTATAACTTGAATAGCTTGAATTATCGGAGCTAATTTCTCATCCTCTTCAAGAGCTGTTCCAAGACCAGAAGTATCTACCCAAAGAGAATTAATATTAGCTGGCGGAGTATCTTGAATATAAACTGTTTGTACAGGTGTGTCTCCACCACTAGCTTGTTTAATAACTAAATGTTCGTTATCAATACCGCCATTAAACCAATATTCATTAATACTATTATTCTGTTTAACGCCAATAGTAAGTCCAACACTACGTAATTCAGGAGTAAGAGTTTCAAGAGCTTCTTTAACACTACTATAAGGTCCGTACTTAGCATCAATATCAGGTAGAGGATTATAGTTATCATCTACGCTGTTATTAACAATAGGTTGACCTATACTTATTCCTTTTCTCATATTACTTGTTTTTACAGGTTATACGAATAGCATCATCAAATACAGAAGGAGAATATAAGAAGAATACTTTATAATATATATCGTCAACAGTACCACCAGGATTATTAGTCTTATAAGCACCGTCTGAACCATCCCAAAGAGTAGTAACAAGAATAGTACCATATTCAGCTTTAACAAGCGTCATAAGTGTATCAGGTATAAGAAGATAATGAATCTTCTTTTCTTGATGAATAGTAAATGTATTATTCTTATCTCCTGTAATAGTTCTAGGAGTATTACCTTCTAATGCCATAATATCACTAACAGACATATTTTGAAATGTCTGCGGTGCAATATCTGTATGTCCGTAATACATAACGTTCATTTTAGGAACAGACTTACATTCTACAATAAAGTCATTAGAATAATATGTTTCACCGTCTTCTCCTCTACACTAGCTCTAAATATATAAACTTGTCCTACTTGAGCGTTAAGCGTTAGTTCATTAAACTTAGCCGGACTATCAATAGATAATCCCGAAGCTATAATATTCTCTCTTTCGTTAATAACTTGATATATAGTAAGAGTATCTTTAACTACATATTCTTTATTAGCGATAACAAACGTAGCTTCATTATATTTTATCTGTTGAGCACCAGTAATTGATATAGGAATATTAAGTTCAAATGTCATAAATACAGGCTTCTCATCAGTAGTATATTCAGTACAGTTCAAAGCTAAAGAAGCATTAATGTAATTAATGAGTAAATCTGCCTGTTTCCAATAACCTAATGTATAGGCAGCACAAGCAGATTGAAACATATTCCAACAATTAATGACTTGACGATTGATACCTTTACAAGTAGAAGTACAATCTTTAATCATATCTACTCCTAAGTCACTTAACTTAATAAGCAATCTCTTATAAACACAATTATACTTACTAGGAACATCCAAGTAAGTATACATTCCATTTTCGTTCTTTCTCATTGCATTACTATTAATTCGTTATACATTGCAATTAGATTTTGTTGTTGTTTCTCACTAAGTTTAGATTCTACATTTTGCATGTGACTAAGAATAGTCATAGCATTATATCTACATATATCTTCATTAGTAAGAACGAATCCAATGGTAGAGAGGTGTACAAGTTGTACACCTCTATCAACCAATTTGCTATTTACATTATCGAAGTTTATGTCCATTACTTTAATGTATTATTCGTTATATAAGTTATATAAGACTGAAACTTCAAGTCTATTTTATTGTTAAAACTAGATATTTTATCTTCTTTACTAAGATTGTTATTAAATACTATCTCTATTATAGACTTCTCCACTGACGGCATCCAATCCTTTTTCATATTATCACTAACCTTAACTCCATTAATCTTATACAATGACAAACTAGAGAATACAGTATAAAATTCAGCATTAACTATATTATGGATATTAGCTAGTATATTATCTTTGTTAGTTTGAACGTGGTTGTTAATAACAGTATTAGTAACGAATATTGTTAATCTCATTGCAGAAGCGAACATAGCATCGTCTATTGCAGTCTTACATTTGTCTTTATCTTTATCTATAATATTCTTTGTAATATCTGTGATAAAGGTCGAGATTTGTAATAATGATTTAGATACTTCATCAAGAGTATCACTAATAGAACTAACAAACTTTTCGCTTTCAGTCTTTTTCTTATTATCCAACCATTTATATAACAGTAGGAAAATAGAAATTGTTATCAGGGAACTTAATCCTTGATTAAGAGCAGATTCGATAATTTCCTTCATCCCTATCTATGATTAAAGGGATTACTACTAATATTAAATACTAATAGCAACCCCTTTATTTAAACTATTACGAGTTATTCTTTAAGCCTTGCTTTAAGCTCCTGCCGCAGCCGGAGTATTGATAGAAGCCAAGATTGTGTCAAGAGTAGCAATTTGTGCAGCTCCTGTCGGAATAGCTAGATGAATTATAGTCTTAACATTTTCGGTGCTACCACTACGAAGGTCACGGTGTGGATAGAAAGTCAGAGTATATACTGTCCAACCATCAGCATTAGAAAACTCTGGAAGAGTATATAACTTACGAGCATCGTTACTAGTAGAGTTAATACCTTCTGCACCAATACAACGAATTTGTAACTCTTTAAGAGCAGCATCATCATTAATCGGTTTCATAGCTTTAGTAGTAGTAATAGTAGCTCCGAACATTGAATCGCCTGCAATCAAGTTCCATGCTTCATAGTCAATACCAGTTACAGTAATCTTAGCAACAGAAACAGTAGCAGTGAATCCTTCATTTTTACCAAGAGATTTAAGTTGGTCACCTAATTTCTTAGCAATAATAGCGGCAGTATCGCCTTCACGAGCACGCTCACTAGCTGACCACTTATAACGTTCATTAAGAACAGTATGAGCTTTAGCCATAGTTAACGTATAGTCCTTTCCTACTACGGGGGTAGGAACAGTAACTTCCGCACTGAATTTAGTTCCGGCAGTATAGACACTCTTAACATAAGAGAAACGTCTAGTATCAATATTAGATACAATATTGGCATACTTGCTCTTATTAGCAAATGCTCCACCACCAATAAATAAGGTAAACATCGGAATGTTCTTAGTAAGAGCTTTCGAGATGATTGCACCTTCATGGTCGTAAAGAGCAACAGCCCCTTCTGCAATACCAGTAGCATTAACAGCTGCAAGAGTAGCGGGAGTAGTAGCCAGTGCAACATTACCTGCAAATAACAGTCTTTCCATTTTATTCTAATTTAGATAATTCGTTTGAAACTTTCTCATAACTATTATTATTAGAGATAGCATTAAAGGTATTAACAGCCCTCTTAATAACTTCGTGCATAGCAACATCTGATAGTTCATTCGTAGTATTAGTTGCAATACTAATTAGAGTAGGATACTTAATATAATTAACTAAGAACTTATCTATTTCAAATGTTGCAATTACTTCAATATTAGATTCAGTCTTATAACATATAGGACTTATAACAATAGACTTTGAATGATAATCGTTCATCGTTTCACTCACTAAGTCTAAGTCTATCAATCTACAACGATAAGACTTATCCCCCTTAAAGGAGTAAACAGATGTATAGAACATGGGTGTTGGATAGTCGTTCAACTCTATCTTATAACCAGTACCAAACATTATATCTCCTTGTTCAGCTTCAATCTTAATACTAGTATGAAGAGGACTAAGTTCTGTTAATCTTATAACGTTATCAGAGATACCATCGAGTTCACGATTACCTTTACGAGAGAAAACATCTTTTACATATTCGATAGTCTCTAAATTGATTATTTCATCTACCTGTTCGGGAAGTATTGCTCGCACAGTTTTCATGCCCATTTGTTGAGCTAGAAGCATGAACTCGTTATGTATCTCTGCTACTTTCATAATAACCAGTTATTATAATTTAAGTTTAGTTTCAAGTGCTCTTTTGTAGTCAGCATTTTCAGGATTACTGAAATAAGCTAATGCTTCTTTCATGTTAGCTCCAATGAATCCGCCTTCGGGAGTTAGAACAGTTTGGTTAACTTCCGAACGAACTAGTTCTCCTCTAGCGATAGCTTCTTCAATAAACGCTTGAAGTTCAACTTGTGAATTGTTAAACAGTTTGTTGAATTTCTCCGGCTCTTTAATTGCGAACTCGTCAAGAATCTTTTCTTGAATTGTACGGTCAAGTAACAAGTTAGACAATACATCTTGTTTGTTGCTTGCACAATAGCATACAAAGATAGCTTTGAACTTAGCATCATTATCAATAGCATCAAGATAATTACGTCTTGCTTTGTTAGCCTGAATACGACTACGTTTCAAACGATTAGCTTCACGTTGTTCATCTTTTATATAGAACTTGATTCGAGAATCAAAACTAATAACAGATACGTCTTTAGCTACAATCGGATATAATAGGCAATGACGATATGCAAGATAATCATCTACTTTAATAGGATGTCCATATTTATAACGAGTAGATTCAAGAGCATTAATCTTATTGACATATCTAGCAATAGCATCTTTCAACTGTTTAGGATTAGACTTTTCAGCATTATCGTATTCTTCTACGATAGCTGTTTCATCTATCTTATAATCCAGATAATCTCTTTTCTTTCTCCATTGGAACGAACAGTTAAGTTTCTTTCCGTCACCATCAACTGGAATAGATATACTATTAAACCAACGTTGAACTCTAGTAACATACTCTTGTGCGTTAGGAGAACAACCAATAAGAGAAGGCATATAAGCTGCCATTTCTTCATAGTTGCTAGTCAAGACTCTAGCTGAATTAATACTACCACCAATACTATCATGACGTTCAGCAATGTATCTAGCATTAACTTGACGATAAACAGAATTAATAGTAATATCGGTAGCAAGAGCTATTACAATATATCTTTCTTCAAGAAAGTCTTTGTCTAAACCATCTTCTTCTTTAAGAATTTGTTCATAGGTTTGTTTAGGAGCTTCGGGAGTTTTAGCCTGCGAAATACTTGCAGGCTGTGGATTTGGATTAGCTAGACTACTACCGAATGTACCGGTTTTTGATGTTTGTCCTTCCATTATAATTTAGTTTAATTGTTTAACTTTAGAGTACACACTCCAACATGAACATCTTCTCTTGTCTGTCAACTTGCAGACCACGAGACATCTTAACTTCATATTGAGATTTATCAATATCCGTAGATATAGAATTACTAGGAACAGCACCCCAAGATGGCGGAATAGGAGTAAGACCTTTTAATACACCAACAAGGTAAGACTGACCTTTCATACGTACCATACGAACATTACGATTTCCGTTATATACAGAGTTGTCAATGAACATCAGTTTGTGAGATGTCATAGGTAAGCCTGTACGAGGATGAATAAGACCATTAGCTTTTGCTGTTTCAGCAATAGGTGATTTATCCAAGAACGGAAGATGAACACAAGTAACTGTATGTCCGTCGATAGTCTTATATTTACGGAAGTATTTACCATAAGTAAGACCACCACCTTCTTCACCAATCATCTTTTCTCCAAGCGGAGTAATGAATCCTTCTGTCTTAACATCTTCACGAATAGCCATGTCGAAATCTTCGATACCGCCTTTACCTGAATAGAGAGTAATCTCCATAGAACCAGTATCGGTATCTTTATCAACTACATCACCAATAGTTCTTTTTAACTTGCTAAGAGGCAAGTATTCGCCATAAGTATCGTAGTTTGATTCTTCTAGGATTTCAAACATTCCGGCAGTTTCAGGAATAGGTTGGTCATTATCCCAATCCTTCATATCAATAGTACCATTAACAGTACGATTGTAACGAGATGTCCATAAGTCAATCTCATTAGAGATACGCATCTGAACATCGAACTGACGCATTTCTTCATTAATCCAACGAGTATCAGTACCACCGCCTTTTGTCTTGAAAGCATAACTAACAATAACATTACTAATATTACCTGCAATTTCCTTGCTATAACGTTTGAATCCTAACTGGGATTTCATAACACCAGGACCCATAACATTAGTTTTGTTACCCTTAGAATAAGATTCAGGAATAGACGGAGCTAACATACACCAATACTTACCTTTCTCAAAGTTAGCTGGGTCAATATAAGCACTCTTATCTGGATTCTTTAGCTGCAAAGAATACAGATGTCCACCATGATTACCTGCACCGTGGTCACGCATTACACGAACAGCTGTCTTACCATCAGGAGCAAGCAAACCATACTGTTCAATAATAAGACCAGTAGCAAACTCAACTTTAATAGGTTTACCACCAATACCAGGAGTAGTATCACCAGTGTCAGCCCAAACAATGTAATCATTGAATCTCTGACGACCCATTGTCTTCCAAGTCCACTCAACAGTAGTAATGTCACGAACACCAGCAGCACCTTGTCCTTCAGTAAGGAAAGTTAGCGGGAATCGGTCATCTTCCATACCATAAGTGTAAGTCAGGAAGTTGTTGATTTCCTCCGGTTTTTGAATCATTAAGGCAGCAAGAGATTGTTCATTAGAATAACCTCTGTCATCATATCTACCTCTTTCGACTTCTCTTAATCTGTACATATTAGTTTTAATTTAGTTAGTTCAAGACTAGTTGGTCATTATCAACTGTCTTAGAATTATTACCTTTACTATTGATAATAACAGTCCTTTTACCAGTAGTTTGCGCTGCGGCAGTTCTAATAGATAGAACTTTTTGTTTATTAACAGCCATACCAACAAGACTAGCATAATCGCCACCAGTAAACCTTAGAAATGCTTTAAGTAAATCATCCTGCATACGAGCATCAGAATCAACTTTAGCTTCGTCTAACATATAGGCTGTATTACCTTCACTATCAACAGGAGTAGATACATACTTCAAGAAGTCTCTGCGACTAAGCATTACTTTCTTTCCATCTTTGTTACATTGGATTTGTTCAGGAATACTATAACCTAATAGTTCGCCTTTGCTAATAGTCTTTTCTACATTATCCCAATATGCTTTTTCTTCGGCAGCAGCAGCAGCTTCTTTAGCTTCTACTTGTGCTTTCTGTTCAGCAAGTCGAGATTCATATATGCTATCAACAGCTTCTTTAGATTCAACGGCAGTATCATAAAGAATACCAGCGTTCTTACAATAGTCAATAAATTTGTTTACGTCTCCTTTCTTACCACTAAGTTTCCATTCTTCACGAATAAAAGTAGCTTGTTGTTCTTCGTTATCTTTACTAACAGTAATCTGACTTCTATCAGGTATTTCTACGAAGTCGTCAAGACTACCATTGAGTTTAAGATGATTAATAACTTGTTCTACTTGAGGATAAGTTTCAAATAAGTTATTAATAGCAGCAGCTTGAGCTTCCTTAACTCTACTCTGAACTACTGTTTCAACATAAGCAGCAATACCTTCTTCATTATCATCGAATACGATAGGATTACCGTTTTCATCTTTAAAGTCAGAACCGAAACGAGTTTGTAATTGGTTAAGAACACTTGGTTCAGAACCATTTTGAGCGATAAGTTCAGCAAGTTCAGTAGCGGTACGGAATACAGTTCCGTCAGCAGCAATAGCATTACCTTCGGCATCAATAGTATAATCCACACCGTCTACATTAACGGTGTCACCTTCTGATAACTGAACTTCCCCCATAGAAGAGGTTTGTTGCTGATTATCCCCTTGACCTTGCTGACCTTGCTGACCTTGATTTCCAGTATTACCATTACCGTTATCAGTATCAATATTAGTATCAGTATCAGGATTACCATTACCATTACCATTACCTTGTTGACCTTGTTGACCTTGTTGTCCAGCACCTTGTTGTCCCTGTCCGGCAGTATTACCGTTATTACCAGAGCCAGCACCTTGACCTGCACCACCAACAGTAAATATATCATCTATTTTGGTAGTATTTAAATCGAGAGAATCATTATTATTAAAAGTTGGCATAATAAATATGTTTTAATTATTACTTTCAAGTCCAAATGTAGTTTAATAATATGAGAAACACAACTCTTACTAGTTTGAATACCTTGTTATTAGGTTTAGAAAAGCTCGTATTTGAATTTAAGTAATATAAGAGTTGAATAGTATCGGCTAAAACGAACGTTCAATATAGGGCATAATAAGCCATTTTAAGGCTTGCTACGGCATTTTAATGCTTTCTAATACAGTTCAACTCTTTAAGGGGGAAAATGCAATAGAGACAAAAGAAGTGCGGTCTACGTCAATCTTACGGGTACGAAAAACCCTACGGAAGCATCCGTAGGGCACGTCTGAATCATAGAGAAAGGTATATAGCTAATTACGACTTAGTGTTCACTTCTTACTAGAACTACTACTAGACTTTGGTTTATCATATTTGTTCTTATTCTCTTTAGCTATCTTTAGTTGATTATCTCTATCTAATGCAGCATTAATCATATCCAAGTCTTTAGCTCGTTTCTTCTCATTGAGTTCAGCTTGTTTTAAAGATAGTTCGGCAGAGTTATCTTGTAGTACAGTTTGTGCAGGCTGATTAGCTAGAGCAGCCATTGCAGCTTCCGTATCCATTCCTTTAGCAAGAAGGTCATAATAACCTTTGATTTCAGCAAGTCTAGCATCTTGTTCACCTTTTGCAGCTATCTGTTCAAGAACAGCTTTATTCTTAGCATCTTCTAACTGTTGGTCTAGTTGACGAAGAGATTCTTCGTTTTTCTGACGAATCTCTTGATAACGATTAATAGCTAGTTTAAGACTAGATATATTCCCTGAAGTAATAGCTGCAACAGCTGACATTAAATCTCCATTCTGACTAGCATTGAAAGCCCACTCTTTGAGTTGCTCGAACTTCTCTGTTTCTCTATCAGAGTTCTTAGCTTTAACTACATACTGTCCAAGAGTATGATTCTCTACATTAAGAGAAATATATTGCTTTCTATCCGACTTGTCATAATAGGAAGTATCTAACCCATCAATCCAAGCTAGCTTAGAATTATTTAAGTCTACGATATATTCATCTTCACGGAACTTATCAAACATATAATTGATAATAACAGTTCCCATTGAACCACGAATAATTGCTTCTTCCGTAGTACCTTTACCAGCACTAGTAGCTATTTGTCCATAACGTTGTGGTGTCATATCTACCATTTCACGTGCACTGGCTTTAATAGATTCAATAAGATTAGATATTTCAGTAATATAACCAGAGATATTAGCATCGAGCATTTTAATAGATTGCGCTTTAGTGCTATTAATATCTTCTGCATCATCGTATGGAAATATACCTTCAGCAGCTATATTATATATAGCTTCTTCTGCATCTTCTCCAAATAGCGACTTAGCTGCAACAAGAATAAACATCTTATTCTTAGCTATCATCATTTCTCTATGATAAGAGAATATATTAATCAGTATTTGGAAAGGAGTAAGTATTTCTACAATAGAGAACTTTCCCATTTGAGGAAGAACTTCTTGAAGTCCACAATATTGCAATCTAGCATCATCGTCTATTTGGAAAGGAATAGGTTTAGCACCACCTGGATATATACCGAAACGCTGTCCTCCAATACGATAGCCTTCATATATCTGTGGTTTATATACAACAGATATTTCAATATGACCTAGTTCAGGATTAAACTCAAAGTCATCAGGAACAATCATTTCATCAACTAAACCTACTTCGTTAATATACTTTAGTATCTTAACTTGGGCATATCCTCTCCAATTAACATGCCATACTTCTAACAATTCTCCGTTCTTTAATCTTAAATCATAACCTTCTGACGGAAATATCTCACCAGTATCTTCTTTATAGTTCTTACACTTTTCAGGAAAATAATAAGTATAAGAATTAAGACTAAGAGTACGAGTAGCTCCAACAGTACTAGGATTATAATACTTAGTTATAAATTCTAGTTGTTCCTCTGTTAATTCATCAGAGAATTGGTCTATTACCTGATTGTAACTCATTAACATTCTACGAGCTACAATATCATATTTAGATACCATTTGTTCTCCATTAGGAACAGGATACATATCAGTAGTAGGAACATATTCTTTAATTAGTTTCTTACCACGAACAGTATGGAAACTATAAACTTCCCCCGTAGTGATATAGTTGAAATACTCAACCGGAATTATTGTCTCATTGTTAAGAACATCATCAATAACTTCTAATAGTTGTTGTGCTTGTGCACTTATCTCATCTATATAATTATCAATAAAATTCTTTTCAAACTCTTCTGCATCACCTGCAAGTTGTGCTGGGTCAACATCTTGTATTGGTTGCCCTTGAGCTTCTAATTGAGCATTTTCAGCTTGTTGCTGTTGTACTCTCTTTTGAACTTCTTGTTGAAACGCTATCATAGCTCTCTTAACTATATCTTCCCGAATAGCTGCATCGCGAGCCATAATAATTTCAGGATTATTAGCACCAACAATAAATTCATGTTGAGACTTAACATATTCTGATAAATAACGACGAACTACATCATTAATAATATCAAGATTTCTTAGAGTTGCTGGAAATCTCTTAAAGTTTTCCTTAGTAGCATTGTAAGGATTAAGTGTCTTACGATAAAACTCGTCAGGCATTTCTCCATGAAGTATTTCAAGAAGTTGTTCAGTCTTAGTTCTATCATTACAAGCCAGTCCGGCAGCAATACAATAATCTATTGTTCTGCCTGCCCAATACTCATCCTTTTCAGAATTAGGGATACGCTGTTTAGGCATATCCCCAAGTCTAACATTTAGCTTTGCATCAATCATAATAATTCGCTTAGTTTAATAAGTATATTAATGTACCAATCAATAGCACCCGTAGCTATTACTATAATAAGCATTAACACGAATCCTATCATTCCACCAAGCAATGTAGCTAAAATATCCAAGAAATCAAACTTGTTCCCGTACATTTTATCTTTAAACTCCATGCCTACGGCAAGACCTACTACTAACATTATTCCTAGCAATCCACATGGAATTGCATAGAGGAAATGTTTTAACCTGTTACTTTCTGTTAACCAACTCATAATTAATAACGTTTACGATTCCAAAAATTTTCTTTTTCTGTTTGAACTCTTTGTCTATGTTCAAGTTGCTTTTTAGCAAACTTATCGTTAGCTGCCCATTCAATACCTCTAACAATCATTTCTGATACACGGTCAAAGTTACCAGTATTAGACCATTTCTTTAACTCTAGTACCGACTGATAATCATATATAGTATGAAGAACAAGCATGTCACGTCCGTCTTCAAACTTCCCTATGGGGGAATACAACATTTCCTTCAACATACGCAGACCGTCAAGTTTCACTGTCTCACTACTAATATCATAACCAATAGTATTAACCTTCTTACTATTAATATTAGTGTCCCAAAGATGAACAGGATGATAACCTAGATACTTAACAGCTTTCCACTTCTTAAAATTACTTACTGTTTCACCACGATTGATTTCAACATTAGTTGTACCAAGACAATTATAAGTAACTGCAAAGTAATAACATATTCTGTCTGCCTTTTCTAGTTCATCAGGACGACCATAATACACAGCACATAGTCTAGGACGATAACCATTATATATACAGGGATTCATCCATACTTTAATACTATTATGAGAATGTTTGTTAGTAAGCTCTTTCTTGTCTTTATCAATACCAACAGGGTCATAACTAATACTATATATCCCTGGAGGAGTACCTTTAGTTAACTGACCAGTTTTCTTATCTATATATTCAACTTTAATAGGATTAAACCATTTACGAATACAACCTTCGGGGTCTTCATTAGAATGACGAGGAACATTCTTAATATAATCAAAGAAATCTTTTCTATATACACCGCCAGTTGCAGCAATACGTTCATTAGGAATAAACTCAAAGTTATCAGAATCATATTCTACAAACTTACCGTCTATATAGAAATTATACTTATTAGACATCTTTAGCTCTTGTTCCCATTCATCTAGTATCTCACTACTAAATATATTCTCACTTACAGAACTAAATGATTCACTAGGCATATTAGCATATTGTCCACAATAACTAATAAACTTAGCAAATGATTTACTTTTAGCTTTTTCAATAGCACGTTCTTCTTCGGCTATCTGAAAACCTAAAGCTATATCAGAATTACCGTCATCATCAAGAGATGTAAGAGTAGCAATCTGATTATCATCACCAATCTTATAACCTTCAAGTCCCCAACAATAAGGTTTAAAATAACCACATACTTCCGGTCTACTATCTTTATCCCATACATTTTCAAATGCCATAAAGTTTCTACCTCTAGGGTCATAGAAGTTCTGTTCAAATGTAACCCAACCAGCATTAGCTTTACCAGCAGTACCCCAAGCATTAAGAAAACCAGTAGTAACAGAACCTGTCTTTAGTGTAGGTTCAGTAACATCCATAAAATCATCAAAGTTTTCAAACTCTGACATTTCCTCACACTTAATTTCTCCGGCATCTTTACCAACAGCGGCAGAAGGATTATTCTTAGTAGATACAGATATACAAGCACTATTCCAACTGTTATCATCAATAATTGCTGTACTAGGGTCTTTATAACCTAATATAAAATCACTAGCATCAATCTTAGCTATACCTCTTACAAATGGTGTATTAGATTCATAGAAGATAATCTGTTTCTTCATAAAGTCTGATAAACCACCAGACTGAACTAAGAACTTGTTATCACTGGCTGCATGAATAACAGCACGATTAGGAGTAAGATTAATAAAATTTGCAGAACCAATAGCTTCCATATAACTAAATCCACCACGACGAGTTTTATCATTTATAAGGAATAAACCATTATCTCGACAGAACTGTTTAATCAAGAAGTACCACCATTGACAATCTATGAATCGTGGAAATCCTCTTATCTTACGTCCAGTAACTTTACCTTCTTCAACACGAAGTGTTTTAGTATCTAGTTTAAGAATACGTCCATAATTAATAAAGTTATAATGTTCACCAGTAATATAAACCTCTTCTATCTCACCAGTTCTAGTATCCATAAGACAAGGAGCTTTAAAACCTACAAGTCTACGAAGAGTTTCTTGTTTACGAAAGTTAGTATAAGGCATACTATCTACTGCAAACTTAGTATAAACCCCATCTTTCTCATAAGCAATAGCAGCAGGACGAAGAAGCTCTGTATTAACAAATCTCTTATTTGGGTCAATATTCATTAAGAATCCTCCGCTTTCTCCTATTAAGAAATGGTCAAATGGGTCTTTATATCCACAGTCTTTAGCATGTTTATACTTCTTTCCTTTATCTTCTTCCATGTAATACATGAAAAATGGATATTCAGACAATTGCATAATCTATATAGTTATTTTAATAATACGACAACAAGAATAGCTAGCACACTTGTACTAGCTATAAATCCATTACGTTGTTTTTTATATCTCTTAGACTTCTTATACTCCTTATTAAGATTGGTAATAGCTTCATTACCTATTAACGTTATCCTTCTTATTTCTTCACGTTGCTTAGATATAACAGAATCCTGCAAGTAGCTATCTTGAACTTTTAATTCATATAACTTCTTGTAGGATTCGTATTGGTTTTTGTACTCTTCTGAAAGTATTAACTTAGCATTGGCTATTCTTAATACTTCTTTATCTAAGCTCCGCTTCGCTCCGCTATCCCCCATAAAGGAGTGTGATTGCTGTAAACTATCTACCTTCGTCTCTAGTCTCTTGATTCTTAACTCTGACTGGTTTTGACACAAGATATATGAAGCGTTCGAGGATAGCAATACTATCAGTATCACTAATCGCTTTATTAAATTCTTTCTCATACTGATTAGTATTATTAAGAGCATTAAGAATAGAATCTATTACTAGTTGTAAACTATCTCTCTTTGTTTCTATTTCCTGATATATAGTATCAGGAACGATAAGTGGGACTTCTACACATTCCTTATTTGAAACAAAATGGTTGAATACTCTAATTCCAATAAATAGTATAACTACTACTAATAACCCTATTCCAATGCTCTTTAGTTTCATATTATCAAATCTTTTTCTTCTAACAAAGTATAACTGAATACATCTCCATAAATAGGAATGGATAATTCAACTATATTCATAAGTTCTCTAAAATCAGTACCTCTTGCTAGAACCTGACAACCTGCCGCCCAACCGTCAACAACAACACTAGCTTCACCTGCCTTATGAATATTAATTCCAAACATACCTTCCTCAATAGAAGATTCATCACAATCCATATAAAAATCCTTGTTAGCATCACGGAATACTTTAACAGGTTTATGCTGAACTAGAGCAGCATACTGTCCTTTATGATAACCTTTCTTAAAACAACCACGATATTGACCAGGAACTAGAATTGCACAACCTTTAATATTAACAGGTTTTTCAAGACTTTTAAATCCTGGGTCAGTAGTACAAGGATAAACAGGAGTATATCTTCTACCATTACCTGTCCAATAATCAATTATAAAAGCATCATTAAACTCATTATTATCACATTCTTTAGCACGAACTCCAATAAGATTAAGATTATACTTTCCAGTAGAGAAATAAACATATCCTCTACTTTCTAATGTCTTTCGCCAATCAACTGTTCGACATTTATCTATTAACTTAATATTATATTTATTCATAACTTTAATTATTACACAAATAAATTCATTTGTTGTTTCTGACTTCCATTAACAGTTTGATAACGAATATTAAGCATAGTATCTATTTCAGGTTCTAGCCTAGATATTTTATACCAC